TCAACCGCGATGCACGATGGCGTCGTTCAACGCTGCGATGACTTGGTTCAGGTAGTCGCGCTGATGCGTCACGAGCGCTGTTGTCTCACCGGCAGAGGTGGACAGTAGGATGTGGTAGATGGTCTTCTGCTCAACCATGTAATAGATGGCAGCAAGGGCAATCAGCACGCCGACAATGACGTTTGCGGCAGCAGCGATAAGCAGACCGATAGCCAGAATGATGATGCCGCCCAGACGACTCGGTTTCTTCTCGTATGGCTTCACCGAAGTCACGTTGTTCATTGCGAAGGTCTGACCGCCACTGATAAACCGAGCGTTCGTTACCTTCACGTCCTCATACTCAAAGAATGTACGTTCTTCCATCCCGTAGTTTCCCTTTTGGAATTAATAGTTGTTGGTGCAGCTATGCTACTTGGTTTCCGATTGGGAATATGCACACATTGTCACAATGCCGTATCCTGAATCACGTAGAGCAGCATTAAAAGAAGTTAGCCAGCCCGTCACCTCTTTTTCATCTAAAAGCCTTCATCATTGTCTTATTGGAAACTACTACCTAGATAAGTGCGCTAAACTGAGGGCAGTTAAATGTCCGAGGGCAATCCGATGCGAAACGATGACAACCTATCAGAGACGATCACAAAGCTCCCTTTATATCGAAAAGTCCTATTGAATGCCACTGAGTCTCAGCGAATGGCAGAGCGCATTCAGGAATATTCAGGGCGCTTCGATCAATACTGCCCCAAATGTGCGCAAACCGCCACTTTCAGTTTTCAAGTTGACCCCGAGTTTAGTGCCAGTCAACGGCGCTTGGCTGCTTCGGCCACCAATATTAGAAGTCCAAACACCGGAGCCCGTCTGGTGCATACTAATTTCAGTAAGCACGCCGTTTGCACACGCAATAATCATCGCGCCATCTATCATTTCCAAGCCTTTGATGATGGGATTATGAAGATTGGCCAATTCCCCAGCGTGGCAGACATACTCTCTGGCGACATTCAGAAATACAAAAAGGTATTTGACGATTCAGAGATGAAGGGACTTAAAACAGCAATTGGACTGCACGCACACGGCGTTGGTGCTGGTGCATTCATCTACCTTCGTAAGATTTTCGAGGCTCAGGTTGAGCAAGCGCATGTTATCGCACGAAATGATAAGGACTGGGATGATGGTGCCTATACCAAATTGATGAGAATGTCTGAACGAATTGAAACTTTGAAACTTTACCTCCCTGAAATACTTGTTCGCAATAACACGCTATACTCAATTCTTAGTGAGCATTTACATCTTGGGCCAAGTGAACAGGAATGCGTAGATAACTTTGATGTTGTCTTACAAGGCATTTTCCTCATTGCAGAGGAGAAGCTAGAAAAATTACAGCGTGCAAACCAGTTAGCCGACTTCAATAGAAGCAAGCAAGCGCTACTGGAGTTGCGCGCAGCAGAAGCGGCAGCAAGAGCCGCCGCGACTGGAAGCTGAGTCACCCTAATAGGATCAAAGCCGCCCAAACCTTATTCCCCTGGAGCAATCTTGCAAGCTGAAAATCTCTCAAAGATAGTAGAAGCCAGTTCAAAAAGCTTAGCTCTACTGGCAACCGTGTGTGTTGGATTCTCGGTTATATACGACTTCGGATATCTTTACGGGCTTGGACTCAGTTTAAGAGAAGTTCCAACATCATTCTCCGATCACTTACGCAGCGCCATAATATGGCTCCCTAGCAGTGCAATCTTTGTTGTATTTGAGTTCTTCATCGCTTTCTACTTCTCAAAAAGGGATGCAATAACCGCTCAAAAAAACAACATTACCCCTAGCCAGAAAGATGCCATTGATAACATAGCTACAGGTTTTGGTGCGAGTGTGAATGTGCTTCTTTGGGTGTTAATGGGAGATCGGTTCATTTGGGCAGGGGCGCTGGGAATGGGCATGTTTGTGATGCTGTTTGCTTTCATGGTGAAAACGAACATTCCGACTGCCTACCAATCGGCTTTCATGTATGCTGCCTTAGCTATTTTAGGTGCATGTGTTCTATTTGGAATGGCAGAAACAAACGCAACCTCATTATTAGATGAGAAGGTCGAGGATGAGTTAGTATTAAAGAACAAGGACGCCACTCAAACAATTAAAGGAAGGGTTCTGAGAAGATTCGAGCGCTCTCTAATAATCGTGAATGAACAGCGAATTATCTCAATAATTAACCCGGATGATCTAGTTCGCGTTAACTTTCACAGAGAACGGAATGGAAACACTGGGCTTCTCTGCAAATACCTTGGTAAAGCTTGTCCGCAAGACTCCAATAAGACCGGAGACAAGGCTGAGGTGTTGAAACCTCAAAAATAAAAAATCGCAATGTCCACTGCGCCATTAAACAGGCCACCGGCCCGGTGAATATCGCACTGTAGGCCTAGGAAAATATCTGTAGGCGCTTGCTGGCGCTGGTAGGCAGCATTGCACTGCCCGGAAGGGGAAGGCCCGTAGCGGGCCTCATATCGCGTCCTACGCTGCTTTGAGAATGGCGTACAGAGTAGCGCGACTGATGCCGTAGTCTTCCGCCAGCTTGGCCTTGTTTGCACCGGGTACTGCCGCCTCCTTGCGCAGCTTATCTTGCGTCTCCTTGTTCAGCTTGGCACTGCGCCCCATGTGCTTACCAGCAGCGCGGGCCTTGGCTTGCCCTTCGGCCCTACGGTCGTTAATCATCGCCAGTTCAAATGCAGACACAGCGCCCAGCATGGTCAGCATCATCTTATTCACCGGGTTATCTTTGTCACCAGTGAAGGTAAGCTGTTCTTTGTGGAAGGTGATGGTCACGCCCTTCTCCGTCAACTGCTGAACCAGCGACAGCAGATCGGCAGTGTTGCGGGCCAGTCGGCTAATCTCATGCACCACTACCGTGTCACCCTTGCGTACATGCGTCAGCATGCGCTTGAGTTCAGGGCGGTTAGTGTCGCTGCCGCTGCACTTGTCGGTGAACGTTTCATCCAGTTCGATGCCGTCCAACTGACGCACGGTGTTCTGGCCTACCGAGCTAACCCGTACATAACCAACTGTCTGACCCTTGCTCATATTGCGCCCCATGTGTGAATGTGTACGGAAAGTATAGAGGACTTTACGGAATGTGTAAAGAAACTCTGAACAGCATACTTCTTGGACACGATGTTATGCGGGTTTGCGGGGAGGCAGCACTGGTGAGTGGAAAGTATGCCTTGTTGGACAGTCCAGAAACGACAAAGGCCGAACCACAACCCGGTGATGGGTCATGATCCGGCCTACGGTGGTAGATGCTGGTTCAGTGCAGATACACTTGAGGGACTTGAAGCGAACGTTGCAGAACCTTGCTGACGGTATCACCGCGCCACGCTCCCTTGTTCGCTGTTGGCACGCCAAGCTGGTTGAGGTTGTCAGCGATGGCTGTGTACGTCATGCCTGTACCGCGCAGCAATCGAATCGGGCCAGCAATACGTGACGCGAACCCGTCAGCCTTCGCCTTGACGGCTGCTGCACCCTTCCGGCCAGCCTCTTTCAAGTTCACCCGGTTGCCCAGCACAATGCCTCGTTCCTGAGCATTAGCCAGCCCGATCTTCGTCAGGTTAGAGTGACTAGCGCGTTCGTGGATGCCGTGCAGCATGTGGTGATGGGCCTTGCAGACGGTCAGCAGGTTGAACCCGTCATTGGTTCCACCCAGCAGCACCGGCATGATGTGATGCTGATGCAGGTTGGTTGTGGCCTCGCAGTAGTTGCACTTCTTTGCACGCTTCTTGCCGAGCGCTGGTGATGTTGATGCTGTCATTACTTCTGTCCTCCTTGTACGCTGCTTGCCAGCGCGATTAAACTTTCAATTACTTGGCTACCTGTACGGCCCGATGCTGCACCAAGGCGCTTGAGCGCAGCCCACGATGCCGGTGGAAGCAGGATCATCCCTCGTTCAAGCAAACCGTTACTGCCGTAGATCAAGCGCTGGCGCACTGGCCCGTCATTAGTGCGGAATGAGGTGTACTTATCGAACATGGGCTGCTCCCTTCGGGGCATACTTGGTCAGGTGCTTGCCGACGAAGGCATTGAAGCTGGCCTTCTCCTGTTCTGCCTTGGTCAGCGCTGGTGCTGGCTTGTCGGCCACTGGTGCGCTGAACATGCCCTTCGTGCTGGCGAGTGTCTTGTCAGCCTTTGCAATGGCGCGGTGCGCTTTCGCTGTCTGGGCGTTGGATTCGGCAATCAGCCGACGTGTAATCGCGTTCTTCATTTTGATTCCTTCACTTTGATATTCCGCTTGTCAGCCTCGATGACCAAGGATTCAAGCAACTTGCTGGTACTGATGTTGTTGGCTTTGCAGAGTCGCCAAGCTGCCTTCCATGCGTCTTCTGACAGGAACACGGTACGGCGCTCAAGGCGCTTACCGCATGCGAGAGTTGCGATGGCCCGGTGAACACCGGGAATCTGGTCATACGGTTCTTGGACGACCGCTGCTGCTAGTGTCGTGGACGGGCTAACAGGCCCGAACAGTGCTGCTTTCATTTGGTTTCCTTTGATGCTTGTGGCTGCATAGCGCAGCCTTGTTGATAGACTTCCTGAATCACCTTCCACGCCTTCTCTGGCATGTTTGCAAAGCGACGTTCGAGCGTCAGTTCAGGTGCGTAAGTTGCGCGGGCTAGCACAGGGCCAGGACTCCGCGAAGGCGCTGATTTAGTTGCTGTCATTGCTTTTCCTTCTTGTTTTGACCTACCACGGACGAACGGGGTCAACCGGGTTGACGGGAACGACAGTGGCAGGTGGAGAGTTGAAACGATGTGGCCTGTTCAGGCCGGGATACGCACCGGGAAGGTGGTAGAGGACTTGCTTACAGCTTGGCTGCTTGGTCTTTCAGACGGCGCAGAGCGTTGGTCTGGTCTGCGATCTGGGCGTCAAGCTTGGCTTTCGCTTCGGCACGCTGCATGTCGGCCATCATCTTGCGGGCCGCTGCTTCGACTTCACGCTGGCGGTCAATCTCTTGCAGTTCCAGTGCGTGACCGGTGGTCTTGTTAGCCCGGTCAATCGTTTCTTGATCTGGACTACCGAGTACCAGCGTTACGGCAATCTGTCCGTTGGTTGAGAAGAACTGCGGGCTGATATCTGGCGAGCAGATATAGCCGTTCCGCATGTGAACTGCTGCCTCTGCCAGCACAGTGCCGGGATAGTCATGCAGGTTGATGGCGTAGGGCTTCGTGTTCGGAGTCGTTGCTGGCGCTACTGCTGGTGCTTCTACTGCTGGTGCTGCTGTCTTAGTCATGGTCTGATTCCTTTGTTGGCTTGTTTAAAGTGTTACGGATGTAGTCTGAAACTCGGTGGCGGTTCCACTCCAACCCGCTGGCGGTCTGGAAGCCCGCTTTGGTCAGGTGGTTGGCGATGATGCGTAGCGAGGCTACCGGGCGTAGCGTGCTGATGATGCGATTAACGGCGGTGTAGTAGTCGTCATTGTTCAGGCGACCGCCGAAGCTTGGTGCTGCTTGAAATGCGGGCATGGGTGTGGCTCCTTACTGATAGGATTGATCGGATGTTGGATGGGGAAACTGGTGCTGCTAGGAGAGATTCGGACAGGTGCGTACTTCTTCTTACTTATACCGCTATTTTATAGCATGCGACCTAGTTTGTCAAATAAGCCCACAGTTTCCACCAACTGTCAAGTGCCGGTTGAATACTTCATCAATACCCCTACTGTGAAACGGGTTACTTTGACTAGGCTCCCACCGGGAATCGTGCAGGGTAAGTGCAGAAAATCATGCTTTCGCTAAAGGGGTAAGTCAGCTACGTACCCATGCTTGGCATTTTCCTCGTACCGATGAAAACGCGATTTTGCTTAACTAAACTGTGCAGGAAGGCGAAATACGAAACCGGGCAGACAGGCAGATTACGAAGCTGGGCAGCAGGAAGAATGCAGAGCTATGCAGGAGACTAGGCAGAAGTCAAGAAGTATAGCTATGTAGTATAGCCTTAATTGACAAAGTGTTGCTTTGATGCTACAATAACCCCGAACGAGCGGAGCGAGTGAGGATATGTAGTATTACCTAAGCTATATACTAGGTAGTACACTATGTATTCTTATATTAAGAAGAAGATAGTTGAGTAGTTGGTAGTTTATTAAGTTTAACACCTAAGCAATACTACTTAATCTATATTGCCTAAGCTAGCCGGTCAGGCTCTACCACCGTCCCGGCGATGCTCGGTCAAGGCCAACTACCGACCACTCCCGACCCCGCCCACCTTCTCACCCTACCCTGCAAAACACTCCAAGGTCATTAGAGGCCCGTAGAGCGATTTAAATAGGTCGATGGCTACCAGCATACCAACCGAGTAATAATCGCCGCTTGGAGGTGCCTTAAAATCGATTCTAGCCACATCCTCGATTGCCACGGACAGCACTATAGACCATTTCCGGGAGAATTCAAGGTGAACACCTCCCTGCCCTGCCAAGCGCCAAGCGTCGTAAATCTTAGCTTGCAGTTCGTAGCTGTAGGACATAGCCATCAGCATAGCTTCGCGTTCTGGGAAGTTGTAGATATTCCGCACCTGTGTACCGCCAGCCCCATTCTTGTAGGTAGTAGTTCCAATAAATTTTGGAGCTACGTTTTGGCCTAGCACCTTCGGCACTTTGGTGATGAAGCTGTCGTGTCGCAGCACAGCAGCACCGGGCATACGAGTTGCGTTGATGTAGTCAACCATTTGCAGCGAAGACATGGTAGGCACACCGTTGATTTCGGTCAGGGTCATGCCCATTACTTCGCCTTCGGCTTCGCTACTTCCAGTTCAGCTTCCGTAGCTGACAGTTCCAGTTTCAGCACGTTTGCTTGCTTACGCTCGGCAATCCATGCCTCCGCTGCTGCGACAGGATCATCGAAGTTCGGCAGTAGCGCTACCGGAGCTTCCTGCTTACTTACCTTGGCTTCCGCTTCGTCCCATGCGTCCAGAACGGCAGCTTGCAGATCGTAGCTGTAGGACATAGCCATGCGGATAGCTTCCTTACGTGGGAAGTTGTAGATGGCTTGGTCACGCAAACCACCCGTACCGGAGGCATATTTTTTGGTTCCTAAAAACTTAGGAGCCATAATATCGCCAAGTACCGTAGGCACTTTTGCCATAAAGTTATCATGGCGCAGGATTGCTGAACCCGGCTTGCGAATGTGGTTGATGAAGTCCACGATATCCAGCGACGACATGGTTTTGGTGCCGTCCTCGTTAGTTACGATTCGCAGTGCAGGGATGTTCTCTGCTGCTACGCTCACAACAGCGCTAGGAGCGCGTCCAGCGGTGCGGGAGTTCTGTACGGTGGCTACGGTGCCGGTCGAACCTTCTGGAACGAACTGGGTAGGCTGCGGCACGTTACTGATTGGCGCTGCACCTCCCAGCACTTCCGGCATCGCCAGCAGATCGCTCACCAGTGCTTAAACTTTCAGCAGCCAATTTTTCGGCCACTGGTTTTGATGCCGACGCCCGAAGGCCAGGAGTGGCGCTACTTCCGCCCAGTTTGACCCATTATCAAGGCTCAAAAGTTGTCCACAGACGTTTGGGTTTTACACAGTAACCCCATGAAATTAAAGACTTTTTTCTTCAAAAAGATGCTTGCAATTGACGGAAACGGTCGGCTATGATGCTGACCGATGCGCAATCACGCCCATCAACTCTACAGGAGCCGACAAACACGTAATACAAGGAGGTACAATGCAGCAGCAATTCCACGAACACCCACACATCCAACTGCTCACTGACAAGCAGGTTGCCGGGATACTGGGTATCAGCAAGTCCGGGGTCTGGGCGAAAGTCAAAGACGAAATAGGCTTCCCGCAGCCGTTCAAACTCTCTGCCAACGCAACACGCTGGAAGCTATCAGCGGTTGAAGCCTTCATAAACCTGAAAGCTGGCACGATCCACTAAAAGAGAAAAGCCGCTACGTTCGCACGCAGCGGCCTTAATGCGTTTACGCAGCCTCAGCGATAGGCGGAGGTTGCAGCGGAATCACCTTGCCGCCCCGCTGCGCAGCAGCCAGTTGTTCGCCCCACCACTTGTACAAAGCAATGCGCTGCTCAAAGCGCTCGCCACGGTCATAGGCACGCACCACCTCGTTATCATGGGCATGATCCAGCGCCAGTTCCACCACGTCGCGCTCGAAGCCGTTATCACGAGCCAGCGTCGTGAACGCACTGCGCCAGCCGTGCGGAGTGTGCTTCTTCGCCAGCTTCAACGTTACCCGGTAAGCCTTCTCGACGGACTCGCAGGTAATGTGCTTGCCACCAGCGGGCGACGGGAACAGGAAGCCACGACCACCGATCAGATTCCGCCAGTTACGCAACTCCACTGCTATCTCGGCACACAGAGGGATGCGGTGATCCATTTCACGATCCTTGACCTTCATCTTGTCGCGTGGAATCGTCCATACAGGCTGTTCGCTATCCAGATCAAACTCCTTCCACTCTGCCTCAATGATGTTCCCGATACGGGCAGCAGTGAAGGCGCAGAGTCGGTGCGCCATGCGCACAGAACCGGACAAGTGAGCAATCTCAGCACGGCGCAGCAGGTCGCCAAGAGAGGCATAGTCCAACAGCGCTGGCATCCGTCCACCATCCTTCTTGCGCGGCAGTACCTCGCGTGCCGGTGCTGCCGGGTTGTGTAGGAGATGCCCCTTCGCTTGGGCGTAACGAAATACCCCGTTCAGGTGTTGAAGGATGCGGGACGCGGTTTCCAGCACATCGCGCTTGTTGATAGCCAGCACGGTCGTGGCGACCATCGCGGGCGTGATACCCCCAACTGGAAGCTTGCCCAGCGCCGGGTACACGTCACGCTCGAACGCACGCTGCGACTTCTCGAAGTGAGTCTTGCCCCACTCCTTCTTCTTCATTGCAAACCATTCAGCAGCCACCACCTCGAACGTATTGTCAGAACTGGCAGCGCTCGCAGCACGATTCAACCGGCGACTGATTACCGGGTCACGGCCTTCCAGCAGCAAGCTCTTTACCTCAGTAAGCTCAATGCGGGCCGCTGCCAGCGTAACCAGCGGATAGGTGCCAATCGAGTACAGTCGTTCCTTGCCGTCGAAGCGGTACTTGATACGCCACGTTGCCCCACCTGCCGGTGTAATGAACAGGTGCAGCCCACCACCGTCTGCCAGCTTCTTGCCGCTCTCAGCCTTGGCTACGAACGCCCTAATTGCCTTATCCGTAAGCTTCGATACCCCGATACCCCCAGCCATCATTTTCCTTTCAGTTCGTTTTCACGGAACGCCCCCGTTAATACCCCCAGTATGACTGGATGGGGTTGGACTTGGCAAGGTGGGGTTAGAGGCTAAGTAACTGTAAACACAAAAGAAAACGCCGTCACTTGGACGGCGTTGGATGCTACTAGAGTATTTTGTGGTGGAGTCGGCGGGAATCGAACCCGCAGTAAATGAGAAGCCATGCGGGCTACACGGCGATGGCTGGCATAAAGTTGCCATTTATCTGGAAATCCCATTGTGAGGCTTGCCACTGTTGAAGTAAAAAGGGACCGGTTTCCCGGCCCCCTTTTTCAATCTAGCTTATCGCTTACTGTTGGGTGTAATGTTGGTAGGTACCCAAACACCACCCGGCTTCGAGGTGGGGGGGGCGCGATGATTGTCAGGAATGGTGGCATAGTTGCTAGTCGAGCCGCCGCGCGGACCCTGCTCGCGATAAATACCACCTCGATTACCTGGCGTCTGACCAGGCTTGATACCATTCGAATTTGCCATGTAGGCCTCCGATTCCGTTACAAGTAAATTGTTGTAGTGCGGGTTAACCCGCATTAGAATGGAGTCCTCAGAAACGTTATTACAACGCAACTGAGGACTAGCGCTTTTACGATATTCTGATCATATGGGTGCTAGCCATATCCGATCCCTGCCTTTCCAGCTCAACATTGCTGGTTATGTTTACCGCCCGTCAGCGGCTGGGTTCAAAATACGGGGTCTCTGGTCTGCAAACCGAGACCCCATTCCTTATCATGCCAACCACAATATCTAGTGGCTGGTCATCAAGATTTGTCCGATTGTAGTAGCCGTCATTTTCTCGTGCAAGGGGAAATTTTGTCGTTTACGGCAATTTTTCTATTGACTTTGCGAAAGGCCTTTTACCACGAGGCGCGCGGCGATAGCGCTCACTAACGCGAGCTCATCCGAATGCATAAAAAATACTCAATTCTCTATGAAAAACCGCTAGCGATCTGTGCATAAGTTGGCATTTTGATAGTTATTTGTGCAATACCGATGATGCAGCAGTACATTTCGCCTACGACGACGGAGTAAGGAGGCGTGCAGTTACGCCAAAAGTTACGCCAACGAATTACCGTAACCTCCTTGCCTCCGCTTTCGACAATTCCCGCTCCTTGACGTCGATCTCGCACAGCCAGCCGGCGCGCTCCAACTGCTCCGGCCTGTCACCGTGCGCCGGACTTACGTGCAGCCCACCTAGCTCGAAGGTGGAGTCCGACATCCAGAGCAGGCCGCAATTGACCAGCCGCTTTTGCGGGAAGGTTGAAATCTGGTGGCCGTGCAGCTCGGCGCACGGCGTATGGCGCTGGAGCGCGGCGGAGTAGTCGCCGGCGACCACCAATCTGCCGCGCGTGCCGCTTCCATCACGCACCGCGCTCCTGGGAATGGCCACGCCCGACTGGTACATGTCCTTGACCCGAAAGCCGACTGCAGCGTCGGGCACGTAGAGCTGGCAAACCCAAGTCTGCGAGGTGCTTCGGATTTTTTGATATTCGTCCTTGCGCTCCTCGATACCACTAAGAGCTAGTGTCCACCCTTTAAACTGCACGAGTTCCGGCACGGCCAACTGGGCGAGAATGCGCTTCTGCTCGCCGATTGGATACAAGCGCGCCACCTTAGACGGCCGGCGGTTGCCATCCAGCGTTACGTCGACCACCAGCAACTCCAGCAGCGATGCGCCCTCGACCACAGGCACCGCGCTGGCCAGCGCCGCGCCATCCTCACGCCGCCGTTGTGCCCACACCTTCATTGTTTTGTCCCAAATAAATACTGTTTATTCATACAGTATATCAGGTGCGGCTAATCGCGCTATTATAGAAATCCTAACGTTAGGAGTGAGCCGTCATGTGCGTGAACTTTCGACCACCAGACCCGGAAATGCTCGATGCGGTCATGGGCGTGATCATTGACCTGCACGACACTGGATTTTGGAAAACGGAAACGTGGAAGGACTACGGCGCGCCGATCGTGCGCCGCGGCGCCGACGGCCAGCGCGAGGGCGTGTTGGCCAGCTACGGCATCGTGCCGCGCAAGCGCATCCCCGCCGGCGTCAAGCCGTTCGACACGATGAACGCGCGCGCCGAGACAGTCGGACAGCTCCGCTCGTTTTCGAGCGCATGGAAGAATTCCCAGCTATGCCTGGTGCCGATGACCAGCTTCTACGAACCGAACTACGAGAGTGGTAAGCCGGTGCGTTGGGGCATCGGCATGGCCGACGAGTCAATGTTCGCCGTGGCAGGCCTTTGGCGCGCATGGGATGGTGAGCACGGCCCGGAGTACAGCTTCACCCAGTTGACGATCAACGCCGACGAGCACCCGCTGATGCGCCGCTTCCACAAGCCTGGGGATGAGAAGCGCGCGCTGGTGATCGTGCCGCAGGCTGAATGGGACGACTGGCTGGCCTGCACCGCCCCCGAGTTCGCGCGCAGCTTCCTGCGCCACTACCCCGCCGAGTCGATGCGTGCTTGGGAATTCCCGGTGCCGCCACGCGCCACGAAAGCGGATCCGGCCGCGCCGGCACCAGACAGACAGATGGGATTATTATGACAAGCGAACCGATGCAAGATCGCCCACCCGAAGGCAGCCTCGTCCGCCAGCGCGGCGACCCGAATGGCCAGGTGATGTGGGTTAAGTCGCCTGCTCTTGGAGAAGAGCACGACTGGGAGGGTGTGCGGAACGGAGTCTACTGCGAGTGGGTCATCGACGGCGAGCCGCGGTTTGAGGTGTTTCGCCCCAGCGACCTCGTGGTTGTCGATGCCGCGACCGTCAGCGACAACCAGCAATAACCGCCTCCAGTTCACCGGTGTACTTCCGGTACCGCACCCAGTCTCGAACCAGCGCAAGGATCTTGTCGCCATCGCTGGCCGTGGCCGGCAGCTGATCGAACTCATACGCAGGCGGCACCGGGGCGCTCCTCACGCACGGGACGGCCACCGGCACCTGAACCGTTTGCGTGGCTGGTGCCGGGCCGCCGGCGCAACTAGCCAACATGCAGGAGTAGAAGAAAACAGCAGGTGCAGCGAAAATCCGCAGGTGGTGCAGGCGCGCCATCATCGTACTTTCTCCAACAGTTGGTTCACGTAGGGCATGGCGTCCGCGCAACTGGCCGCCCGCACGCCGGTGATCTGCTGCAGCGCCTGGTCGTACCGACGACCATTCGCCGCGGCGGCTTGCTGGGCCGCCGCCCCGCGAGCCTCTGCCTCACGCGCCAACTTGGCCTGCGCCAGAATTGCCGTGTTTTGAGCATCAACGCCAGCACGCAGTTGCGCATTGATACCCTGCTCCGTTCTCAGGTCGACCATCGCCTTGTCGCGCGCGGCGCTCGCCAGCCACCATCCCGTGCCGGAGCCGACGCCTACCACCATCAACATAATGGCCAGCACTACCGTCGCCGCCTTCCAGAGGTAACTAACCAGCGCGCCGCTGGCGCCGGCCACCACATCAGCCAACGGACTCACGATACCGACCATGCCGCGAGGTATTTCTGCACGCGCACCTTGAACACGTTGTGCACGTGCTCGCGGTTGATATCGCAAGCCGACCGGCCGCCGTACAGCGGCTGGCGCGACTTCAAGCAGTGGTGCTCCACGTGCCCAAACCAATGCGCTGGATCGCAAGCCTTGGCCAGCGCGCAGGCGCGGCGCTCGCGCTGCACGCCACCCGGGCCGCCGTTGTAGCCGGCATCGCCGAACTCCAGCGCGGCCGGCGCCTGCCGGAACTGGCGCGCCGAGTCCCGCGACATCAGCACCAGCGCACGGAATTGCAGATCAGGTCGCTGGTACACGGTCGACCACGTCAATGCGCCCAGCTCGGCGCCGTACTGCCCGCGCAGATCAGCAAGCGCGTCAAAGCGGGTGCTGCCGTCGGCACGGTAGGCACGCGTGATCTGGCCGACGCCAGCGCCCTCTTCCCTCTCGGTCTTCAACTTCGCGCCCGGATTCCAGCAGCCGCGCGAGCGCAGCGAGATGCACGACTCCTGCTCGACCAAACTGGCCAGTAGGACTGGACGCGGGTGATCCGGCCACAGGCGCTGCTGCTCGGATTTTAGTAGTGGCATGTACTTCACGGCGCCGGCCGGCAGTTGATCGGCCGCGTGTGCGCGCGGCGAGAACACCAACAGCAGGCCGACCAGCACGATGGCGATCGCGATCAGCGCGAGGCCGGCGCCAGTCGACTCCTTGCCGGCGGTCTCGAACAACTTGCTCATATCGGCTGCCGGATAGTCCAGCAACTTCTTGCGGATCATGTGCGAAGCGGCAACGGCCCAGATTCCTTGCAGCATGGCCAGTCCGCCCAAGGCAGTAGCCCAGCCGCTGTCAGGATCCGAAGCCAAGGAGCCGAGCGCGGCCAGCAGCGTGCCAACGAACAGAAATACCGCGCGGTGGCGGGTGATGTAAGTCCAGATGCTCATTTCATACCTTTCACAGAACCGTAGGCGGCGATACCTACGATGGTTACGATGATGGCCTTCCAGAGCATGGCCCAGACGCCTCGGCCCAGATCGCTATAGAAGCGTTCAGTCACTTTCTTGTCCAACAGCTGAACTATCGCCTCCACATCAGAGTCGGTCAGCTTGCGGTCTTCTTCTGGCATGAGAGCCCTTTCACTGTTTGGAATCGGCAAATAAATACGTGAACACAAATCGACTACTCAGTTGGCTCATCGATGGGCACCTCAGGATCGACTAAAACAGGCGGATCGTCGGCCGCCACCGGCGCCGACGGATAAGTGATCGTGTACGAACCGATCACATCGAACTGGAAGTCGACGCCGTCAGCGTGAAGGCGATCCTCCAGTGTCTGGATAGACATAAAGGGGCCGAACGTCCCCGCTTCCGAAACGATGATCGTGCTCATGCGCAGGCCTCCAGTCGCTTGATCGTGGCGCCGAACGGCCCAAGAGTTTCAAGCCCCCAGGACTCATTCGCCGCTGCTCCATACGTACCCGCACTGAAGGCTGCGGCCATAGCCGAAATGGCATGCACACCGGCCGAGGAAAACACACCATCGCCGGAAGAAGTACCCGGGCCGGCCGCGCTATACGCTTTGCCACCAGCCTGCAACAGGGTGTAGCTCCGATTTCCATACTGGTCGCTGGAGGCCGGCAAGCTGATTGACTTCCTGAACCCCTTACTGCCGACCAGCACCGGTGCCGCGCCGGCGCAATCGATGGACAGCAGATACGCCGCGACGCTGTCCGAGAACGCAAAGCACGCGACGCTGGACGAACTGAGTAGAGCAACTGAGTCTTGATTGACCGTGTTGGTGGCGATGTAGGTTAAAGAAGCACCAGCAGACGCCGTACCTGCGGTATCCGTCAAGAGATCGATCTGCACTTTGGAGGTTCCGCTCAGGGCGTATATAAACGCCGTCTTGTTTGAATTGACTTGCAAAAAATCGCCGGACGCCAAGGATTGATTGCCGGTCAGGCTGGCTACTAGAACACTTGAGCAAGTCTCGGTCGCCCCCGATAATTTAAAGATTGCCAAGATCAGGCCTGCGTTGGTAACAGTGGACGCCACAATGTTTCCATTGCCGTTTACGGCCGCGCGGAAACTATTAGCCAATGACGTATTCGGAGTCGTCGTTGCGGCAGTTCCAATTGCAAATGACGCACCCGAAACCGTGTAGGGGACACACGTGAGGAATTTAGGGCCACCATCGTAATACAGGGCGCGCACAACGTTCCCCGCAGCGAATAATTTGGCCGCCGCCCCAGCGGCTCCTGAGTTAATCAAGTTCTCAGTTCCGATCGTCGGGGTTGTCCCGCTCACAGTCAGCGCAGTTAGAGCGGCGTTTTGCGAGTAGAGATAGGACAGCACAAACGACGCGCCAACTGCGAGCAGTGGCACCGAATCAGAGACCGTGCTACTGATTGATCTAGTTGCCGCGCTTCCCGAATTGACGTTAAGGCTCACGCCCGTGACCGAAACTGTGACAGCTTGCAGGGTGCCGCCTACTGCACTAACAACCAGCAGCTGATTCGCAGCCGAAAGGATTGCGCTACGCAGGGTGAACGCGCCGCTGCGGATCAACGCGGGCGCGCCCCAGCTATTTGTCGATGAATCAAAGACAACGCCATACAGCGAGCCGAACAAGAAAAAGGTGCGGTTCGTATCAATCTGCACGCGCTGGAGGAAGGCGGCGCTGGCCGTACTGATAGCTGCCGTCTCCAGAATGGCCGTTACACCGACCTTCTGAATACCCGACATGCCCCACATGCCGGCGATAGTCGTATTGTCGGACAAACCGATCATCGCTGTCGAACGAGCGCGCACCCAACCGAGTTTATTGCCCGAATTGTCCCTGATGCCGTAGTCGACGTCGCCTGCGTTGTACACCGCGAACATCGCTATACCCTTCTGACAAGTGGTCGCGTCAGGGAGAATCAAGAAGTAACCAGCTGAAGCCGGCGTGACGGTGATCGCCGCCGGCGACGTCGCAGTGAGCGCCGCGCTAGCGGTCAGCAGCTGGCCACCCAGTCCGAGAGAAAAAACTTGAATTGCCCAATGTGTAGGATCTAGAGAAGGGTCGACAGCACCCGAGCCAGCGCCAATGCGTCGATATGGGAGATGGTTGGCCGGAGCCCAAACGACATCACCATCACCATAAACGGCGCCGCTCACCCACTTCACCGATGCGCTTGCCGACGCGGCCGCGATCGCTGCGGAATTTGCATCGGTGGCCGACGCAGCGGCCGCTAGCGCGCTAAGATAAGCTCGCAGAGCGTTCTGGTAGGTATTCAGGCCCAGGGCGTTCATCTGGTTGCCAAATGGCGCTTGCGCCGCTGTCCAAGCATCAGCCATCGGATCAAAGTTGACCGGATCGCTTGTGCTTGGGCCAGGCGGAAGTTGATCCGCCGGCGTAGGTTGTACGGGTGCATCGAGTATCATGGGCTAGACTTCCTCAAGCTCAAGAGTGGTTACGGTGATTGTTTTTTCCAAATTGATGGCGAAGCGTTTGTAAATCCCAAGGATTAACAAAGCTTCGAAGTACTCGTGGTCGCTATCATCCAGCCCAGACCATACGACTGGCTTCGCATCCAGATCCCTACGAATCTGGCGTAGGCGCTCGATGAGCGACTTATCAGTTTCAACAATGAGATTTGCCTTGGGAATATTCGGCTTCGGCTGCAATTCACTATTGCCGTCGTCGTCGCGCTTCACTTTCGAGAAATTCAAGACGTCGGACTCAGCGCTATAACGAACGCCGCCCAGATACTCGGCCATTCCAACCACGCAAGAACCACACTCAGTATTGCCGAACGCGTTGGAGATCGCGACCGTAATCGTCGCATTGGAGTATGGCGGCAGGTCGAATAAAGCAAGGCTTTCTTTAGTGCGGAAGCCACGGCGCAAATACTCGCTCCATTTGCGGACATCGCGCCTAATGAGGTTCACTGTCTTCGAGTAAGCGACCACACCAGCAACCTCGACGGTGACCGCCACCGAAGTTGCCGCGAGCCCCAGCAGCGCAATGGCGCTGACACGCTTGACCGGAGTCAGCACAACCGACAGCGTGCCCCCAAAGATTGTGCGCGTATTGCGCAACAGATCGAACATAGCCCACCGATTGGTGGCGCCAACCAGGAACCACTTCTCGCCGTCAGACAGAGGATTTCCTACGTTGCCGGACATAAGTGATTGGTAGACCTGGTGTGAAGCCGGATCGATTACTCGCCATCCCAACGCGTACGTAGCTCCAGCTGCATACACGTTATAGGTTGTGCCGGCAAAGACCCACCACGCAGGCGAACTTGCCGGCGCATTTCCGACGTTTCCGCCCTTCTTCGATGCAAAGCAATCGAATGCTCCGTTGGCGCCGGTAACGGAAACCAAAGCGCCAGCCGCGTAGGTTGTCCCGGTCGCGTATGCAGTAGGCACGCCTTCCGGCACAGGGCTACTTGTAAGGATCGCGTCGGTAATCGAGATTGGAGGAATAACGTTCATTCGCTTGTCGTCACCAAAGCATCACCATCACGGGTGACACGTTGAAGGATATCGGCCGCCTTCTTCGAGGCGGTCGCCGAGTTGCCGGTGTTGGTCGCCACCACCTCCAGCGCGTAGATCAACCGCTGGGCGGTCGCTTCTGTGAGTCCACCGCTCGAGTCGGCATTCAGAATCGCGCGCGTCTGAGAAGCGGTGTAGATACGGGCGGGCTGGGCGAAGTTTGCCAATTCAGGCCCGCGTTCGCCAACAAGGGACAGGCCGGAGGCAACTCCGCCATTTTCGTGCGCACCGATGGCGCCGTTTTTCAATGCCGTCTGCCAGAACGAAGCCGCTGATGTCGCAAAGTCAGACTTGCTCCCTGCCATTTTTTCAATCAAGCTCTTCACGAAAGCGAAATCGGTGGCGTAGGATAGAGATCCAGCGCCACGCGCCTTCGAGGCCTCCAAAAACTTATTTGCAGCAGACTGAATGTTGTCGCTATCGGCCCGCAAGAGAGCATCTTTCGAAAGTTCGTACTTCGCCTGGCTGGAGAGTGGCGACAGGTCGCCAATACTTAGCTCGTCGTTGAATTTACGGAGCGCCGCAGCCGCTTCAGTAGCCTTTTTAATGCTATCAGCCAGTGCGTTCCCTAGGCTCAGCGTAGCCGCGGCGGAGGACTCTTGCGCTGCCTTGATCGCCTCGGCAGCTTTAGCATGCGCATCGGCCGAAGCCTTGGCGGCCTGCACCTGATCAAACAAAGCCCGGTTGCTCTCATCGAGCGCGTCGCGCTCCTTCGCCAGCAGTTGGGCCGAAGACATAGTCAACTCGTCTAGCTGGTTGCGCAAGGTCTTGCGCTCATCAGCGATTTCCTGCTCAGTCTTGGTCAGATCCTCCGTCGCCGCGTGCGTCTCTGCGAAGGCTTTAGCCAACCCGAGCAATGTTGCATACTGCTGCGCGCCAGCGTCGGTCAAGAGCGCACCAGAACTCGCAAGGCCCAGCACGTAGTCCTTGAATTTTTCACGCGTGTCCAAGCTTTGCAGGCCCATTTTGGCTAGTTGATCGGTGACGTACTTCTGCACCGGCGCCAGTTGCTCGGCCTTACTCAGGAAATCTTTCGCGAAATTGTCGGACTGGCTGGCCAGTTCATCAATGCCACCAGCCAGCTCAATCAGGCGCTCGCGCGCCGAAACACTGGCGATACCGGTAGCTCCGAAAGTACTGCCAGTGGCGGCGAGAATAGCGTCCAACTTGGCGTAATCACCAGCGATACGCATCACCGTTTCAGCGTAGCCCTCACCTACCTGCCGGAATTTATCCAGTTCGGGAAACGCAGCTGCCGCGATCTCATCCATCGATTTCGAGATGACGGAGTTAAGCGCATCGGTCAACTCCGTACCGGTCAGCCCCTTCAAGGAAACCTTGGTGCTTTCCAGTGTCAAATTGTCCAACACCTTGATAATGTCGGCCGCTGAGCCGCCCATCGCTTCGGATGCCGCTTGGAGAGACTTGTCCAAGTTCGTAAAAATCAGGCCGAACTGCTTCGACAACTCATCGTTCAAGCCTTGCGTCTCAATGCGGTTACTCGTGCTCTTCGACAGTCCGAACCAACTGGACTTGGTTGTATCTATACTGGCGTACTGCTCGAAGCCTTGTCCCGCCTGCAGGCTGCGTACACTTCCACCGTACTGCAATCCCGAGTCGACGATCTTTTGGGTCGTCTTCCCCCACAGTTTGGAAACGGCGCCACCGATTGCACCGCCGATGGCAGCGCCAAGTGGCCCCGCGAGCAGCCCCCCTGCAATAGCGCCAAGCCCTGCGCTGCCAGCCAGCGCTGTTGGCCCGCCGGTTGCAATCGTTCCCGTCTGAATGCCCATATTTGCGCCATCAGTAAGGCCCGTGGTACGCACCACCAGATTAGTCAAGCCCACCATCGATGATTCAATGTTCTTCAGCGCGGTCAGCATGCCCTGATTGATCGGCAGCATATCATTGGAGTTTTGGGTAAGCAGCTCAATGGAATGGCGGATCGAGTCCGATTTCGCCGAGCTGTCACCGAAGACGGAACCTGTCCCCTGCGTCTTCTGCATGTCAGCAGCGCTCATCCCGCCGCTGCCACCTCCGCCGCCGGTGGATGCACCGAGCGCCGCCATCACGCCGATCATTGCGGCAACGCCAGCAAAACCGCCGAAGCCTGACTGAGCGAACATTTGGGCCGCACCTGCTGCAATTGCCGGGCCGATCGAAGCCAGATTCATCGCCAACTGAGCCAGGTGGAAGGCCTGGGATACGCCTTGCAACACCTTATAGCCCTTGCTCTGCTCGCCGAAGAATTCTGAGGCGGCGCCCGCGATGTCACCATACGCCCCCATACGCACCTGCGTCTCCTTTTGGGTGATCGCGATATTTGCGGCTGACAGCTTTTTTGAATCGTTGGCGTAAGCCACCGCCGCCGCAGCGCGCGCGCGCTCTACCGTGGTTTGGGCGATCCCATAGTCCTGCAAGGAAGCGCGCAGCTTCGTTAACGCATCGCCGGCGCCGCCGAAGGCGTCCTTCAACGCGTCACCGAAGGACTTCGCTTTCATAGGGTCGAGGTAGTCCTCCAAATCTTTTGCGCTGAATTTATCCGATGCCTCCTGCTTGACTGCGCCGGCTCGCTTCGCAGTGGCAAGATCCCGCAACTGCTGCGCCTGACGCCGGTATTCTTCGGAAAGCTTACCGCTAAAATCCAAGCCGTCAGCGATCTCGGCGTTCTGTTCGGCCAGTGCTGCACGATCCTCGAGGCGGGCGATGGTCAGTTCCATCTGACCGGCCTTAGTTAGACCAATCTCGGCATTAGCGTCACGCTGAACAATGATCTGATCTGCGAGCGATCGATTTACGGCTTGCTGCTTTTCAACGGCGTTAGCGTAGTTTTCCGCAGCCGCACGGCTTCGACGAACCTCAAGCTCTTCTAGCTCGTTTTGTTCTTGAAGCGCACGGGTAGCCTGCTGAGCGGACAACTGGGCAATCTGGCCACGCAGCGCAGCCTGATCCTTCTGACTATTTTGTTTTTTCGCGGTAAGCGCGAGTTCTTCGGCCAGGCGGGACTTCTCCTTCTCAAATGCGGCATTGTCGAGTTGTGCGACCGCGCGGATGTAGTCCTCTTCAAGAACCAATCCTGATCGATTCTTGGACGTCAGCAAATCAACCGACCGGCGAATTACCGCGTCTTCGGTAGCGCCTCGGCGCTTGATCGCCTCAATCTGAGAGTCGATGGCATCGTTTGCGATATCACCATAGCTTTGGGTGATCTGGGCGATGCGTTTCGAAATCGCCTCGTCGGAAGCATGAGCGGCAGCACCTTCAGCACGGGCTTTGGCGATTGCGTTTTCCAATTGCAGCTGACGCGGAAGATACTTCTCGCCATCTTGCATCCATTTGATCTTGGCCTGCTCAAGATCGTTCGCCGCCTTCTTACTGGCGGCGACCTCCCCTTCCTTTTTCTTCCGATCTTCAAGTCCGCTTAGCTCGGCCTGCAAGATCGCTTTACGCTTGTTGGAGTCGGCACGGTTTTCGGCGGAGCTGCCCACAAACGTCATCTGCTCCAGCTTGATTTTCTGGAGTTTGCTTTTTACATCATTGATCTTATCGTCGAGTGTGTCCTCACGCCCAACGTTAAGCATGAAGTCCCAAGCCTTGCTGGCTTTCAGACCGACCCATTCCCACGCCGATTCCAGCGTGCCCAGATTAGCCTTAATGCCGGCGGTGCGCTGATCCAGCGCCGCCGCGTATGCTTTCTGCGCGAGATCACCAGCAGCGTCTACATCGCCTTTGCGTTCGAGGGCTACAATCTGTTCGTACACCGCTGCGGTGAGAAAGTTGTAACGCTCGTTCAGGCGTAGCGTCGCCTGGACGGGCGACTTTCCAAGATCCTCGAAATCCTTCACGGTGGAAGTGAGGGCTATACCAACGCTTTTTTCAGCGTTGACGGCCGTGGTCGCGAAGGCTTTCAGATTTTCCCGCCCCACTCGGCCGGTTTCGGTCAGCGCGGCAATGGCAGCTGCCGCCTGCTTTTGAGTCGCGTCGCCACTGCCAATCTCGCGGGCCATGCTGGCGAGCTGGTCTTTCGTCACGCCGGCAGCATTGCCAGACATCACAATGGCACGATTGAACGCGGCCGCCTCCTTGCTGCCCTGATAGTACGCATATCCGACAGCGGCGGCGGCGGCTGCCAAAACGGTATACGGGTTGATTAGCCCCAAAGCGTAGCCGCCAAGCGCGCGGGCTGCAGCGCCGGTGCTGCCGAACATATCGCGCAGTTGGCCGCCCTGCTGAAGTAAAACAGTGAGTGGGTTCTGGCCTGCTTGTAGGCTCACCACGATGTCGGTGAACTGCGCCGGCACTTGGCGCAAAGCGGCAGCGGTCTGAGCTGCCGACACACCAAGCCGCCGGAGCTGATCGCCGCCGCCTGCCATACTGTTAAGCGCACCAGTCGCCTCTGTGCGAAGACGATGGTACTCAGCAATGGCTTGAGTGGCTTCGGCAGTAATGAGGACGCGAGTTTCAGCCATCTCGATTTTCACTCCATGCATCCAACATCGCATCCTCCATCGTTTGAATCTTCGCCAGCAAGGCGGCGCGATCTTGGCGTCTCACGCCGCAAATTCGCATAACAGCCTCGACACCCTCAGCCCGAAGCCCGATCGCCTCGCCCATCGCAGTTACATTCCACTGTCGCCGGATCTTCGCGTAGAAGTTCCACGCATCGAGGTTCTCCGGCCAGAGATAGACCACGGGCGGGTCGAACCGCCTTTTCTCATAAACCGGCACCAAGCCCCAAAAGGCGGCGGAGGTGTCCACCGCTGTGGCCTGAGCTTCCTCTTCTTGCTCCGAACAAATCTGACCAAGCGCAGATAGGCGGGCGAGGCTTCTTAGTTTTTTTCTACGGCGCCATTTTCTTTCACAAAAGTGTTGAAACACAGCAATGCCAAGCCAGCGATGTCGATCAGCTGATCGAATGAGTCAGGGCAGAACGGCGCCGGCGTATCGTCCTCTTCCAAAACCAAGCGCTGACCTTCCCAGCCCTTAACGATTTCGCGCAGAATGTCCTTGATAGAGCTTTGAGAGGACATCTTTGTCTTCAGATCATCAGCACTCAATCGGTCGCAGGTGAGCTTGAACTTGAAGGCAACGGTGTTGCCGTGCTCGTCCTTCAAATTCCCTTCAACGGGAACAATCACGGTGTCACTCACCATCACCTTGTATTTCTTTTTGCTCATTTTCTAAATTCCCTTCGTTGAACGTACTCGATTAGTAGAAGACCAGGCGCAATTCGTCATTGCCGGCTTTAGGGTTGACGTTCAGCTTGAAACCAATCAACCGCTGACCGTTCAACTCGTCCTTAGTTGGCTCCAGGCGCTGAACCGATGCCAGGAACAGCATCACCATGTCGCCAACGACCGTCCCGTGTTGCAGACCCACACTCGTCAGAGCAGTCGACTTGACATCGGCGAGGAAGGCGACCTCCTGCGCGGCCGTAAGATCGAGCTTCACCGAGCCCGTCATTTTGCGATCGGTAATGGGAACCGATTCACCGCCAAGCAGTGCATTGAATGGAGTTTGGATGCCGAAATCGACAGTGATGCCTTGGCTCGGGTACGTACTGCCGGAGGTGAGCGCGGGTGCGCCGGTGGAGGCGTGAGTGCAGCCAAAAGTAAGATCACCGGAGTTCGCGTCTATCACGGTTTGTGGCACGCGCCATGCGGTGAGCGTCGTGGCCGGCAGCGGATCTTCGATATCGCCGCCGTCCTTGGCGACGAACTTGAATTTCAGCTTCGGAATCCCGCCCTGCGTCATATCCAGCGAAGCGCTGCCGCGCGCGCCGACCAACTTGTGCAGCACGCCGTCGTCGTACCAGTAGATAGTCAGCGACTCGAAGTTGCCAGAGATCGGCGTATAGTCCACACGAGTCCCAGCCGTGATAACTTCAGCGAAACCACAGGCGCGCAGGAGCGGCCCCAGCGGAGGCGCGGTACCGGGAGTGCCGGAACCAACGACTTCGATGTCGAAGCTGGCTTCCTTATAGCGCGTGCCGATCAGCTCCTCGGAGTTGCCCAAATACTTGCGGATGATGTCGCGAGCCTGATTTTGCGCGTTAAGCACATTGATCGACACATTGCTGACGAGCAAAGCATTTGCGGCACCAATCGGGATAGAATCTTGGCCGTAAGTGGTCTCCAACTTTGCCAGGATAACGGTATTGCGAGTATTGCGGCTCATAGCGTACTCCCGGTTATTTGGCGTCTTGCGCCGGTTCAGTTTCGACACGGGTCAGCGCGCCGGACTTGGGGCAACGGACAAAGCTGCCACCATGCTCCGGTTGCTCGACGACTTGCTCGTCCAGTGGACGAGTTTCCAAGCTAGCTTGGTCTTGGTCGCTGCTCAGCGCGCCGGTGTCGGCGCTCTTACCGACACCAGATTTCGAATCGTTCGACTTAGACATGCTCTAACGTCCTTCCCTTAGTACGATGTTCAACAATAAATTTAGCGGTAGTGCAGCCGAGCGCGGTGTCTAGCTCGTCCAGATCCCATGACAGTGTGTCGCCGTCCAGTGGGGCAACCTCGATGGCCTTACCTCCTAAAGAGGGGTTCTCGGCCAGCGCCGCGAAGACCTGCTCGACAATTTCATCGGACGCCTCGTCAGGCTCACCACCAGTCATGCGGCCGTACGACTCGATCTGCACCAGCGTCTTCCAGGTAGTTGGGCCGCCTTTCACATGCGCGAGCATGCTGGCACTGCGACCAAGGCGGACAATCACTGCGTGCGGCGTCTCCGAGTTGATCGCGCGTGTCCGCGAGCTGTAGACCCTGCCCGCCGCGACGCCCGCGGCGATCAGGGTGGATACAACCGCTTTCAGCACCAACCGATGGGAGGTGGTCATCGCTTCTCCAGCACTACCACACTCAGGCCAGCGAGAGCCTGGCCGTCGGGGTGGCGGTCAACTACAGACCAGATCGCGCCATTGATGGAGAGTTCCATCCCAATGAAATCGAGCGGAACATCTTCGTTCGCAATCACCATCTGCGGTTCAGAAGCGCCGATACCGACAACGCCCACCATCCCGACTTTGTATTCGGCGTCGAAGATCACGCGCACGCCCTCGCCATTGATTAAGGCTGTCGCGTTCGACAGCTTTTTCATGGCGGCGCTGTTGATACGCGCTTCGACAAGCTCGAACATGGTCAGGCGTTGATCTTGATGTTGACGGTTCCCGCGCCATTACCAGCCGCGTAAGCGGCGTAGCCGGCCAAGATGTTGCTACCAACAGTGGTAGTGAGTCGGTTGTTGCCGGCGTCCCAGTACAGCAGATCGCCTTGAGCGACGACATCGGTCGTCAGCTTTGGCAACTGCCAGACATCAGTGACTTGAACGGGGCCGGATTGGCCCACAGCGATATCGCCCAGAGCGATACCGATGCGCTTACCGATCACCACGACGGCGCCAGACGACACCGCAGTGATCGCGGTGAAGCTCAGCACTTCACCGTCTTGAACGTAGTTCTTCGCCATGAGTGGCTCCTTGAGGGTTGTCGGCCACTCCCGTGGCCTGGATCGGTGATCGGTGCTTACGCGCCAGGATTGGATTGCATGGTGCGGAAGTCGAGCGGCGCAACGCCTGCATCGTGGCGCACCTTGAACTCGACGCCGTCGATAGTCCAGCCATCCTTTTGCTCCAGCGTCGGCGTTTCGACGCCATCGAGGTAGCTAACCTCCACGGTGTCGGTGATGTTCGCGTTAGCCGTGCCGTACCAGGCGGTCGCCGACGCAGCGTCGAGGCGAGCATCGGAGATCACTTCGAAGGTGCCGCGCACGAAGTTAGGCGTGGTGTTGTTCTTGGTTGCCGCACCGACCTCGTACTCGCTATCGCGTACGACACTGGCGGTACCTTCCAGCGCCAGTGGCACCAACAGCTGCGCCAGGCGGATGTTCAGCACAGCGTTGCCGTCCGTCTGTTTACCCATCGCCACGCGCATTTGATCCACCGACAGGGTGCTGATGCCGGAACCGGTCATCAGGTTCTTGTGGTTTGCGTGGAACAGCTGAACGTTGTCGCGCATGGTCGGGTTGCTGGTCAAGATGCCGTACACCAGGTCGCCGATCGTGCGGATGGCCGCACGGCCCATCCGGCGCGGGATTTTGGAGAAGGCATCGAGATCGTCGTTAATGACGGTCTGGCGAGTGATTGAGAACAACTTGCCGTAGGTGGCCAGTTGCACCGTCTCGCCGCGCTCGCCGACGGTAGCGTAGGTGTATTCCGCACCATCCTGCACCTTGGACAGCGTAGGGAACGAGTTCAGGTCAACGCGCTTGCCAGGCTTGAAGTCGCCCAGCGTGCCTTTCGAAGTCCACTTTTGGAAGGTTTCGTCAGCTTCCTCGTAGCCCTTGAGCATCGCCTTGTTGGCGACGTTCTGCAGCAGCAACGGGAAATCGCTACCAGTGTGCGTGAATGCAGCAGCCACCAGCGCCATCTTATCCATGCCTCGCGCGCTCACACCGAGATGCGCCAGCGATTCGCGGGCCAGATCCATCAGGTTAAAGCTACGGAAGCCGTTAGCAGTGTCGTCGTTGCCGAGGCCGGCCTTTGCCATCAACGCTGCTGCCGCACCGGCGCGGAACTTGTCGCGCGAATCTTCCATCGTAATGATGCGGGTCACTGCCGCCGGCGTCGAATCTTTGCCGAGGTGAGCGAGCAGTTTTGCGTTCGCCTTCTCGACCGTGCACTCTTGGTCATCCTGGCATGCGAGCATCAGCGCGTTCGCGCCTTCAACGTTGGAGAACTTGGCGAACGCCGCCGAGATATCGGCGCGACGGATCTTGTCCGCTGCGAGCGCGGCGTTGGCGGCCGCAGCGGCCGCAGCCTGGACATCAGCCGGCGTGGTTACTGCAATAACAGGCGCTGCGGTCTGTGCTGCTGGCGCGGTTTGATTCATGGTAACGTTCTCCTTGGTGGTGATGACTGGCGCCAGAATTGCCGCCGCGGTTGTTTCTTGTGTGGGGAAAGATTTGTAGCGCGCACGCGCCGTAGCATGGAGGTGTGCCGAGGCGGCAATGGGGACTGCTGACACGATTGTGTCGATCAGCTGCGCTGCTTCCGCTTCTGCGGCGGTGTACCAGTGATCCTTGCCGTCCTTGAGCAAGGCCAGCGCGCCGGCCTTGTCGCCGGAACGGACGGCGTAGCTCGTGGCCATCGCGTCCGAGTACGTGTCGAGCATCTCGGCATAGTCGCGCATCTGGTTCGCATTGCCGGAGACCCAGTCCAACCAGGGGGCGTGGATCATCAGCAGCGCGTTCTCGGCCATCTGGATCTCGTCGCCAGCCATCGCAATCAGGCTGGCAATTGACGCGGCAACGGCATCGACGATCGTGGTGACGGTAGCCGGGTGGCGCTTGATGGCGTTGAAGATTGCGATGCCATCGGCTACCGAGCCGCCAAAGCTGTTGATGCGCACGGTCATTTCGGTGACATCCAACGCCGCGATCTCGCGAACGAAGTCCTTAGCGGCGATCGTGTCGCCGTACCAGCTTTCGCCGATGTCGCCGTAGATCAGGATCTCGGCCGACGACGCGGCGACCGCACCTGCAGCGGCTGGCCGCGCGTGGGCGCGGATGGTGTACCACTTCTGCTGATTGTCTTGGTTTTGCGTAGGTGCGGACATGTGCGTTCCTTGTTCAGTTCGCACAGTTTCGCGTTTGGCCAGTCTCATTTCTACGTAAAACCGAGACTGCTATCGCCAATGTCACGGCTGGATCATCGCGTGTCGGACGGAGCCGCTGGCCACCGCCACATTACCGAAGCTTCTCGTCAATAAGCATAACGGTACATGTTTTGGCAATAAGTTCAGTTCATAAAATGTTGCAATATAAATACGGAAAAGTACGATCATCACTACCTTTGCGCCGTATTGCGGTACATTAATAGATGTCTTTTTTGCACCAAAATGGATCTCATTCTCGGAAAACAATTTGAATCGGAATCTTTATGAAACTATATAAGTTTTTGCACGCAGCCCTGCTTGCAGGACTGATGTGCTCGGCACAGGCTGCCGACTACGCGAAATTCGGCTTTACGGCAGCTGTCTCAACGATCCTGGTCGATGGTAAGCCAATAACAGAAGATGTCATCACAATCAAAGGGAAAGAACTTCGCCTCGGCGATAGCATCAAAGGAACATTCTCATTCAGTACCGTCGCACCCGTTTGGATGACGGTAACTCCTGATATCGATTTAATCTATAAAGACTTGGGCTATTCGGAGTTCTCGTCTACAAGTGGCTTAGCGTTCGGTGATTACTTGGCGCCACAGTCGAGCCAGTTCCGGGTCGTGAATGGCGGAGCTCCCTCAAGCGCCGACTCCTTGTCGTTCACTTTCACTCCCTACCAGAGCGATGCCGAACGAGCCACCTTCCTCTTCAGCGATCCAACCGGCAGCTCCCTAAATAGCCCATCTCTCCCATTGGACTTGAACCTTAATAAATTTGCCACTCACTCACTGCGATATGCTATCGACTCCGGCGTCGGTCAGATCGAACTAGTTGCCGAGGTGGCTGTCCTGCGTAATCTTTCGCCCGTGCCGGAGCCCTCGACCTACGCCATGCTGTTGGCCGGCCTGTGCCTAACCACCGCCATCGCGCGCCGGAAGCGCCCAGCTGCGCGAGTTGCCGTTGGAACGATAGCGGCGCGCGCTCCGGTTGACGCGCCCGCTACCTTTCAACTGCCACACCGATGCCGCTGATGGTTAACGCTACCGCGTTTGCGGAAATGTCAGCAATCGTGCCATCGGGGAACGCCCGGATGTGCAGCATCGAACGACGGTTTACCGCTCCAGCCATGTGGTCCCAAATTTCCTGGTCGTCCACGATGGATGGGAGCAGAACAATGTCCTGCGCACTAAACGGGACGCCGTTTGAAGCATTACACATAGCATAGATCGTCGTCCCGACGGGGATCGAGTCAGGAACATCACCGGGAACCTGCGCTGTTGTGTGGGCCGGGATCGCCCCGCCCACAGTTTCCCAGTACACGCTGTCGAGCCATATCTCGGTGACGCCGGTGCGGGTGCCGTTGGAATTGTAGAGTTTGAATTTGTAGGCGACGTGGTGCCATTCTCCCAATTCAAAGTCAGGGAGCCTGTCGTTGGTGTTGCCGGATGTTACGCCCGCTGTACCGTTGAAGTAACGGCCATCGGAATAGAACGATTTATTATTAGCAACCAATCGGGCAAGAATGGCGAAGCCAGCCGAAGCCGCCGCGTTTCGGAAGTCCATCATGACCTCGGCGTTATTCAGCGTGCCGGTCAGCTTAAACCAGAACATCAATGCATAGCCGGTGCTGGACTGGTGCGCTGCCGTGCTGGTGAACCGAATGTTGATACCACCGCCGCGATTACCAAGGTTGCGCATTGCACAGGCGGGTCGCATCGCGTTTCGGCGCGACGCCATGGCGCCGCCGACGTTGCGCTGTGGCAGTTGGGCATAGTTGAAAGCCTTGGCAATAGCCATGATGTCTGCGGCACGGGAAGTCGCGGCCTGCGGGTCGATGGCCCATACGCTCTGGCCGGATGCAGCGGCGATGCTGGTCAACTGGACGTTCCACATCAGTGACGTATGAGCATACGGCACGACCGCCTTGGCGAGACGCCACTTTTTCCGCGTGCTGTAGAACTGGGATGCGGTATCTGCATCGTATTCGTTATCGATGCTCACTCCCCATTCGCCGATGATAAGCGGCTTGCGGTCTGCCCGAGCCATATCGGCGTACGCCTGCATCATCGGTTCCACGCCCTCGTAACCAAACGAGTTGTAGACAGCGATAGGGAGAGTACCAACCTCCAAGTTCTGCAACCCAGTGAAAGCGTAGTAGCCGTACATGTGCAGGCAGTACGCATCGAGGCCAGCGAACAGTACTCGGTAGCGTGCTACGGACTGTTCAACGGTTTCCTTGGTGCGGTTGAGCACAATCACTGGCGCGGTAATGTTGGCCGTCACCATGATGCCTGGCTTGGCTGCGCGTGCGGCATCGGCAACCGATTTGAACCATGCGCCCAACTGCGCCGGGGTCGGGTCGGTGAGGCCCGCGTTATCCGTGGTGTACTCGTTCCCGATCGACATCATGCCGATCGCAGGGTGATCGCGGTAGCGGGACACGAACCACGTCATTAACGATTGCGCATAGATGGCCGTCTTCGACGTGGTGCTGCCATATGCAACTGGCTTGGTTTCCCCGAAAAGACCAGGGATGGTGGCTTGGCCGAACAGAATACAGTGCATCCCAATCAAGCCGTAAGCAGCAAGCGCATCCATGTAGGTATCGCACGCAGCCTTGAAGGTCGGCCGCAGATTAGCGTCCGTTACAGTATCAGGCAAGGTCGCGGTATTATGGATGAAACTTGTGTAGTCCGCGCCGCTAAAGCCAGTAAGGCCAACACGGACCAGTTTCCCTCCACAGTCCTTGATGTATTGCAGGTTGAACGCGCGCGACGAGTTGCCGCCAGCTAGGTTGTAGTATTGGTCCGACAGAATGGAATAATAGTTGAAACTGAATGGCGTGAGATTAAGTGCATTAATCTTTTCCAATGGACTCAAGGCTGCGGCTTGAACGCTGCCAAGCACCGCACTCCCCACCGTCGCATCGAGACTGCCAGCGGTGCAGTTAACGACAATCACATTAATGCCGGACAGTGGACCCATGACCACTTTCTGATCAGCAGCGATGGGCACAGTCTTCACTAGGCTACCGTCACTGCTATATTGCTGCGCGACACCTGTTGAGGCCGCAGCGGCCTTGATAGCAATGGAGTCTCCCTCCACCAAGAGAAACGTCTCCGGTGAGCCTGGGGCAATACCCGACCTGCTAGGCGACGATGATTGCTTGAGGCGGGCGATTTCCGCCATGGACAGGAATTCTGCGATGTCAATCATTGTTTCACCCAATCCGATACACCAGTGATCACGCCATTGTCGCGGCTGATGGTCTTAACGAAAGTACCTGCAGTCGTCGTCCAAGTATCAGTGACGATCAACCCACCGACTCGGCCGTAAACGTGCGAGCCGCCGGAAGTGGGGATGCCGCTAGCATCCACAAGGGCTACCTGAGGGATCCGCAAGGTTGGGTCGTCGGGATGGGCGACGCCCGCGGCCGAGTTAGGAACGACTGGTACCGGTTTGCTCATTTTCTTTGTCCTCTTTGACATCATCGTTGCCGGAATCTTCAGGCGGTTCTTCCCGCGCCGGCGCGGCGGGCAACTTGCGCACGTTCGCGAAGTCGGCCGAGAACACCAACTTCATCTCACCGACCTTGGTGCGGTACTGGTTGATCTGTTCAAGCACGTCGTGCGGGTTGGCACCGCGCTTGCGCATTACCTCCACCTCGCTCGCGAAGCCGGCCTGCACCAGCGCCGTCCACGCCAATGCTTCTTTCATTGGGTCGATCCAAGGCATGGCCTGGCCGACGTAAAGCGCATCGCTCGCCGTCGATGGGACAACATCCTTGGGTATCCGCGCGGCACCAGACAGATGCGCGATCTGCACGATGTCTTCCCACACCGGCTGCACGAACTGGCCAACGAAGTCATCGGCTGCTACGGCGTAGTGGACCCATTGCTCGACCAGTTCTTGGCGCTGCGCGGAATAGGTGCCGTTGTAGTCGCGCGAAATGCTGGAGTAGCTGGCGCCAATGCCGGCGGCCACCGCGCGCAGCTGACCGCTGCGGAACGTGATCAAGTTCGGGTTCGGGCGATTGGAGTCGATCATCCCGATGTCCTCACCGGGCTTGAGGTCCTTGATGACCATGCCCGGCGACATCGCGATATCAGTCGAGTTATTGTCAGCGGCAGCGTTGGCGGCGAAACGATCGACGTCGTAGTCCTCCGGCGCGCCGCGGCGTACATACGCAGTTAGGGACGCAGCCACTTTCGCGGCGATCCGTTCGCTTTCCTCGTACTCTTTGATGTCCTCCAGCCGAGTGATGACGCTGGCGAAGATTGAGACACCGCGCATTTGGCCGATGCGGTCTATCGAAGCGACATGTAGCACGTTGGCCATGGGAATGCGCTTGAGGTCAGCGTTGCGCTTCAGGAAGCTGATACCGTTAGGGAATTCCTTGTAGCACCAGATGGCGGTCGCACGGCCCCAGGCATTGCGCTCGATACCCTGCTGAACCCGGTTCGCCTCGTCGTAGTGGTCGAACGGAACGAGGTCCGCTTCGAACAACTCCAAGGAGTATGGAAGTGTCGTTCCGTGGTCGAGAAGCGGGACCGCGCCGCGCAAGCGCTGGGCAAAAAATTCACCATCGCGCAGCCACGAGGCACAGCCGAGGCGCTGCACCTTCGACCAGTGGTGCTTGTGCGTCACCTCGGGGCACTTGCACCAGTCGCGATAAACCTCCTTCAGCGCGCGGGCATATTCCTCGTGGATGGTGCCGTCAGCGCGGCGAGGCTGCGGCTCGATGCCGATGCCGTTGGGGCCGACGATGTTGTTGACCATGGTGCGTAACGCACCACGGAAAATGTCGTGGTTCTGTTCAAGATTCCGCGCCAAGTCGCGCAGCGCGACCGCGCCCTGCTGCACCTGCAGGTCGGGCGAGCGCTGGTCACGTTTTCCTTTGCGAAGTCGCGAGGGCTTCGCCGCGTCGTACTGGCTTAGGACGTACCGCGCGTGCATGCGGCGCAGGCCCGCGCGCGGGAACACCGCGGCAATCGCCCGGTCGAGCAGGTTCATTGGAATCGGCGCCAGCGTGCGACTCATCATTCGCCCGCGAAGTTGGCCAGCGACACGCCCAGACCACCAAACGTCGGCCGCCCGGCGGCGGCGCCTTGCGCGCTCAAGCTGCGTTGCTCCCATTCTTGGCGCCCCTTGCGGATCTCACCCAGATCCTCCATGCGCAGGATGCGATCACCGAAACGCGCCTCCTTACCTTCAAGGAGCGCGCTTTCGGCGGCCAAGTACTTGGCGATCATTTCGGCTGGAGTTGGGGACATAGTGCGGTTCCTGTGGCTTGACGCCTGAAGGTACCGCCTGCGCAGTCTCTTTTCTATGGAAACTGGAGACTCGACGCGGGGCCAGCTTCGTCGGGCAGGCGCTCCGCCGCGCGCAGGTCTTTGTAGAATTGGCCGCGGCTGATGCCAAACTCGGCCTGCAACTCGCGCCTGTTTGTCATGTTGTATCGCGCCTTGATCGCACGGCGGCGCTCCACCACGTTCACCGAGACCTTCTTGACGTAGACTGCTTGACCGCCCCAGTCGAGCCTCATTTTCCGCTCCAATTTCTGGAGTATGTCATCGCACAATGCCAGTTCTGGCACGGCCCGCAGCTCCTGCAACAGGGCCGAGACGATGTCGTAAGTTTGATCGTCGTTCAACTGAATCCCCTATCTGCCCATTCTTCAGAGGCAAAACTGCTACGAGCACGATGCACATTCGAAGGCTGCGCCGGTGGGGCTTCCGCTTTCGGTGGCGATGCGACCGCCACTGGCGCCGGCACTACCGGCGCAGCTGCTGGATTGGCGAACAGATCGGCCATCGCTGGCTGCACCTTCGCTTCAAGGTCATCCCAGAACTTGGCCGGCTTCTTTGTCAGGTCCAGATGCGTCTCCAGCCAGATCATGTAGGTGGCGCAGTCCCAAGCCTCCACGCGCTTGCGCAGCGGCGTCCAGCGCGATTCGCGCCCGTTCGCCGTGGCGCGCTCCACGCGCGCCTCCCCCGCCATTTGCTTGAAGTACTCATCAGTGGCGTCCTTTGAGAAATGCATGTAACCGGGGCCCGGACGCTCGATGCTCATGCGGCCAAATAGCAGATCCTTGGCCAAATTGGTGCCCACCTGCCACAACTTGAGTCCGCGCTTGAGTTTCTTCCCTCGCCAGTCGAGATCCACCAGCGAAACGCCATCTTTGATGTGTTTTTCACGCCCGGAGCGGCCACGGATTGCGAACGTCTTTCTTGAGGTGTGCGCGTGGACAAAGTTGTACACCGCTTGCGTGTGGTGGCCTTGGGTGTCGATGCAGTTCGCATGGATCTTCAGCTTCGTGCCGGCCGCGTGCTCAAACTCGGTTTCGAATAAGTACTCTTCGACGTCGAGCCATACCTGATCCTCTGCCGGGTTGCCGTAGAAGATTTTGTGCTCGACGAGCCAAGTCTCGCAGCCACGACCATACGCTCGAACGGTGTACTCAATCCGATTGTCCTGCGTATCGCCAGACGCCAGAAGCAGCAGGCCGCCGCGCGGCACCGTGCCGAAAATATGCGGCTCGGCTTGATCTTTCAGTTGGTCAGCATCCGTCTTTTCCATCTCCAATGCCCACGGCAGGCCGAGCGTTGTGTTGTGGAAGGTCTTGAGCTTGGTGACGTCACCGGACAATGCCTTTTCGTGCGCCTCAAGGAACTCATCCACCAAGTCCGCCCATGTGGCAGCTGGACTGTATGCCGTCCAGACGTGGAAGGCGATATGCTGCGGCGGCGCGATCTCGGCACCGGCGGCATTGCGGAAGACGCCAGAGGCATCGATCATCATTGTGCCATCAGAGTTTTGCCACCGGCCTTCTTCCGCCACCGCGAGGTATTCCGCTTGCGTAATCAGCAGCCCGCATTCCGCATTCGGGCAAAGATGGCGAACCGAGGAGGAGTCACCGGTCACCCATTTGAAGCCCGTGGAATCGTCCTTCTTGCCCCACGATAGCGCATGGTATTGGCCACACCCTGGGCAGGGAATCGCATACTTGAACCGCTCATCGGCTGCGTCATGGCGCTCTTGTATCAGCGAGAAGCCCGACAGCTTCGGTGTCGAGCCGGTCACCATCTTCGGGAATGTTGCGCCTTCGACCCGCTTTGCCGCGAGCTTATCCGGCGCCCCTTCCTTTTCGATGTCGCGCAGGAATGCATCGAGCTCGTCCAGGAATGCCACATCGACCGAGATCCGGCGGTAAGCCCGCGCTGCCGTGCCGCCTCGCGTATGAAGCAGGCAACCGAGAAACTTCTTCTGCGCCAGCGTATTGTCCTTGTGGCGTGCCAGATGCGCCGGCATGGCCCGGGCCATGACCTTCACATCGCGCAGCATGGTGTCGAGCTCCGTCTTGACGAACTCGTCGTTGTCGCCATCGGTCGGCTGCCACAGCACCTGGTTCCGGCGCTTGTGCTCAGCGAAGTAGCCAATCGCCGCCAGCAGGATCTTGGTATAGCCGACACGTGCCGACTTCATGAAGTCGATGAAACGGATGTCATCATTACTGATGCACGCCATGATCGCACGCTGGAATGGCCACGGCCGCCACTCCTGTTCGACGTAGGAGGATTCCTTGGAGAGGTAGAAGTGCTCACGTGCCCACTCCTCCAGCGTCATCGGTTCGGGTACGCCGAACGAACCGACTCCGCGCGACCAGATAGCGCCCAGCTCTGGCGAATGCCAGTTGAGGACTTCGTACATATCGCTCAAATCTCACCCTCCTCGTCAGGCTCATCATCGACAGTCACGTCAGGGTCGTCGTCGCGTATATCCGCGAGCGACATGCTGGCGGCGATATTGCGCACGCGCGCGATCTCGGCGCCGATAGCATTGATCTCTTCCGCCGGTAGCCCGGGCACGCGGCGGCGCACCGCACCGGGGATTGCGTCGAAAATGCCAGCGATGCGGGCGCCAGCCTTTGCCAGAATCTCCTCGATCAGAACGGCCGGCATCAGCTGCTTCTGCGTGACGGCGTTCTGCAACGCCACACGGATGCGCTGCTCGCGCGCAAGGCCTGCCCGCTCTGTCGCCAGATCGAGATCGCCATTCGCCGCACGGCCGGCGGCCTGCTCACGCAAGTGCGAACAATAAGCCTGCAGCAGCTGGATGCCCGGCACGCTCGTATCCAGCACGCCGCGCCCCACCAAGTTGCCGACCGCCTGTTGGCTGATGCCGACCAGCGAACCGAATTGGGCTTGGGTCATTGGCTGGTTCAGTTCAAATTCTGACAATACAACCCCCTTAGAATTGGCCCATGACTAGCGCGGAGTCAGGGTTCGAACTACCCCTGACAGCCGCAGCTCGGGAGTACCTTTGGAAATTTTGCTTTTCATCAATCATTCACCAATGCAATATATTCCCGAGCACAATGTTTCTTTCGACGCATCGTTTTTGCGCCGCGACGTGGCCGCCGCCCCGCCCCGCTCAGCATCTTCGCCTCAACGGCAGCACGCGCCTGCAGCACTAGAACGGCGCTGCCGTACTGCTTGGTGACGACGCCCTGACCGATCACATTGACGATGGCGTCGCGCGTGGCGGCCATGGCGACGTCGACGCGCCGCAGGGTCTCCCTCGCAGCGCATACGAGTTTTAACTTGTCCTTGCGCTTCATCGCGCCGTCCTTTCTGCCTCGATAAAGGCCTTGGCAAACTCGGTAGGGAATTCGTTGGCAGCTGTCTGCTCGGCCACGTACTTGAAGTCGAAGCGCTCTTGGTAAACCGCCGACCGCACGAACAACAACACCGGGCGGATGGCCGTGCCGCGCGCGAAGCTGGTGCGCTGGTAGACGCCCAGCGGCAAGCGGTCACCGGGATGGCCGATGAAGTAGGACATGCCCTGCTGCCGCTTCGATCCGCGCGCCAGGCGGGCGCGGCCCTTGTCGGTCATGTTGGCCTTGTAGCCCATCTCCGGGAAGGCGCTGAAGAAGGCGAGGATCTGGACGATCTGGCCGCTGCTCATGTTGCCGTAGGCATCCATGCGTGCGCCGCTGGCCGGCACAGCACGGTAGCCGGTGGGCATGGCGCCAACGGCTTGCAGCGCGCGCTCAAATCGCTTCTGCACCCGTTGGCCGCCATCGATCTGTGCACGCAGGAACTTCGCAGCCGGCACCGCCTTGGTGGCCTCGTCCTTCAGCATCACGGTTGCTTCGAGGTGCGCCGCCGTGGCCGGCTTCACGTACACGCTCGATAGCGTGTACGGCGTCGGGTTGCGGAACACGTCCCGCATTTCCTTGACCTCGGCGGCGGCTGCCTTCTGCGCCGTCTTGGTAAGCGCCACACGAGCAGCAAAATTCACCTGCTTCTGGCCCGCCGTGCTGATTGCAGCCAACGCACTGATCGCACCTCGAACATCAACGACCATAACACCCTCCTTTGCTGACGATTACAAGCGCAAAGGGCAACCCTGTAATAGATGAACCCTTATATTTACTGGTGCTTAACATGGTTAACAGGGTTAACATGGTTTGATCCACGCGCACGAGATTAGATAAATAGTGAGAACGGAAAGCCTCAATGCTGTAAAACTTCATGCGTGTGCGCGTTGTCCATGCAAACCCTGTTAACCCTGTATAGCCCGCATGGATACTAGGCTTCAGTCGATCACGCTTAGCGGCGGAAGCGTTAAACCTTGTTATATTCAGCGCGTGCATCAGCTCGTCACCCGGATATCGGCCAGATCGCGGAACGTGTGGCACTGCTTGCTCAAGGTGTCGGTGCTGTCGTTCTCAACGTGGAACACTGTCAGCAGCTGCTTCTTTGCCCCTACATGCACCCACTGACGGCTCTTTGGCACGCGCTGGGCAATCAGCTCTGAAAACTTCGTCAACGACAACGACCTGAAGCCGAACCGATTGCAGTACCGCGAGTAGACGACGTACAAATCCTCGGACAAGCAGCAGCAATAGGGAACCGCCAAATCACCGGCCTTCCAAGAAAGGTAGAAAGCCTCCCAGTCGGGTCGGCCGAAGTTGATGACGCGTTCTTTCGACGGCGTCATCAGCGGCTTGGTGTGTTCGTTGAACGTCCCCACGTCATACTCCAGCAGGAAGGCGTAGAAGGCCTCAATCAGGCCCCGATCCAGCAGCGCCTTGATCTTCTCCAGCAACTCCTCGCCGGGGTGCACGCGCGCCTCGACAACGAGGAACCGGCGGTCCTCCGGCTCGATCGGAACGGCCTGGAACTCGTTCGACAACATCACGCAGTTCAGGTGGTTGGCCTCGGTGCGGTCGTCTTTGAACTTTTGGGTAATCGAGGCGTCCCGGCCTGTGATCATGTGCTTGATGACGCCAAAATGGCTGTACTTGTCTTGCCGCGATAGGATCTCCTCGAACACGACGTACAACTTCTGCGATCGCCACGTCGTGAATGTCGCTTCCAATTGGTGCTGGCCGCCAGTCGCGCCGGCGGCGCCGTAGATCGGCTTGATGATGCCCTCGAAGAACAGGCTCTTACCTGTCCCCTGCTTTTCTCCGAAGAAGAGCAAGGCGGTCTGCATCTTGGCACCCGGGTGTTGAAGGGGGTAGGCCAGCCAGCTCAGCACCCAGCGGAACACCTCGTCCGCATTCTTCTCGTGCGAGCACAGGTTGTAGAGCAGCTGTAGCACCAAATCGACGTGCGCGTCGTTTTTCTTCGGCGTGAGCGGGAAACCTTGGAACATGTTGATGTGCGTATTCAGGTCAACCTGCTGAGTAGGGTCAAACACCAGCTTTTCGAGATCGACCTCGCGTCGAAGCGGGTGCTTCAGCCACCGCGAGGACAGTTCAATCCCGCGCGCCAGCGTCATCGCGTCATACCCGAGGATCGTGCGATTGTAGGCGTCCCATACGGTCTTTGTGCCGTACAGGAGCGTGTACCTGTCTAGCATCATCACGATCTGGTCCTCCCCCGCCCCCCCATCGTCGACGGCAACGCCGCGGATCGTGCGCGGCAGATCGCGCGGGCTGATGGTGCGCCGAGCACCGTGTGCCGCCCAGGACTTTGCAGCGTCCTTGCCGACCATGTCCACGAATGCGGCGCGCTTCATGCGCAGCTTGTTCAGGGAATCCCACACGTCGGTGGAACCCTGCACCAAGGCGCAGTGCGAGAGCGCCCAGTCCAGCGTGAAGATGCCAGCCATCACCGGGCGGCCGTCGCCTTCGGAGGGGGACGGGGAACCGGCTGGATCGGGCGCTGATTCGGAGGAAGCATCCGGCTCGGCGCTTCCGTCTTGCGCCTCCTCACCGGGCGGCGCCAACGACAAAGAGGGCGCGGGAGAATCAGGCACCGGCTGCGCAGGCTCGCCGAGCAGACGCTGCACGACCGGCGCCAGCTGTGCGGCCACATCGTTGATAGACTGCTCGACATGCAGATCGTTGAAGTCGGTCCACTTGTTCTCGCCGCGATCGGCGAACACAGGGAACACCACCTCCGCGTTGCCCACTTCGCGCGCGGCAGCCCGCGCCGATGCAATACCGACATTCTCGAATTTCAGTAGCCGCATGCGGCGGCCGCACCGAATGTCCGCCTCGATGTAGGGCGTGCTGTTCGGATCGGTCCGATACCAGGCGCGTACAGTCACGCGCTCATCCTCCCGCGTCAAGCAAACGTGGTCGAGGCCATCAATCGCCGGCGGCGTCTCGACGTCGAACTGCTCCAGCAGATCGCGTGCATATCGTTGCTGGATCTGCCAGTCATCGTCAGCGAAGAACAGCAGCACGGCATTGGGGAAGTCAGCGCGCAGCTGGCGCGCAACGGCGAGGAGGTTTCCGGCGCTGAAGGTGACCATCACCGGGAACGCCTCGTTTGTCGCCATACGCACCGACTGGCCGGATGCATAGCCCTCCGCGACGCCAATCAGGTGCGTAGTGTCGTCAATCGTACCGAGCAAACACGCTGCACCGATCATGTCGGCGCCGGTGTTGAATTTCTTGCTGCCATCCGGTGCGATCTTCTGCACGCTGGCCAGCTCAGGCTTCGCGCCGCGCCGGTATTTGCGCGCAGGGATCAGCAGCACGCCGTCGGCGGTGACGCGCGCGAAGCTGCCCGTAACCTGCTTCCGCTTCAAGTAGGCGACGTCATCGGGATTGGTGATCGCCTTAGCCATCGCCCACTGACCACGCGCACGTCCAGCCGCAGCGGCGACCACGCGCTCCTTGCGCTCTTGCTCCTGCTTCTCAAGCTCCGCCTGGCGTCGTTCGAACTCGGCTTTCTCCGCATCGCTGATGCCGGACCAGTCGAACGTGACCGACACCGTACCAGGATCGCGTCCATGCCAGAGGCCGAACGAGCCAACAATCTGCTGCTGGCCATTGTCGAGCGTGATTTCGCGGAGGCGATACCACGCCTTTTTACCGCCCTTTCCGAAGCGATGTATCTTGCCGTTGCGGATCGGCAGTCCGTCGCCGGGCAGCGTCGGCAGGCCGTGCCCTCGCATCTCAGCGATGAGGTCGTCGAGCGTCATGCTACTGCGCAGTGAAGGGCAAATTTTGGGGGCATCAAAACTCCTCTGTTAATATTTACTTTTTTCAATCTGGATAATCCTTCTCCACCAATGACGCACATCACCCATCCAACCGTTTTTAACGTCGACGGCGTGAAGTTCCAGGTCACGGCCCTAACTCAGCTCACCGATCAGGAGGCCGCGAAAATCGTGCGGCGATTCATAGCTGGGCGTAAATTCACGAAGAAGGACATTGGGAAGACGATTCAAGTGGTGACGCTTTTCGATCAAGAGAGCATAGGATTGCTATAAACGCGCTGCGCGCGCTTGCGGGTATAGTTACGCGCGCGCTGGTCAAAGCATCAAAAATATCCACACTGCCGTCGCTGCCTTCGGCGATCGCGAAGCCAAGCGCGCCGTCGATAACTGACTTTTCCGATGTACTGAGCCGAACATCGGAGCGCCGCAAGCTATAAGCGTTGGGCGTCACTGGCACAACCGGCTGCTCGCTTTCAGTCATTGGATGCCTCGACTGATGTAGAAAGGTTGGTAGCGCATTCTTCGCGCCAGGTCGGCGCGGATTCGGAAGCCACCGTCGCAGTGGTGGAATCTCGGCTTTCGCCGGCCCAATGGTTTACAAGGGGTACTGAATGGCTCATCGCTGACGACGGGCGCTGCCCCGCCTTAAGGCGACCACAATCGCCCCGGTAGCACGCTATACAAATATCGAAAGAGTCTGCGAAGCCGATGACCATGCCGGGAGCAATGCGAAATTCGCTCTCAACCGGCGGCTGAAATAGGCCGCGAAACGCCCGCGCAATCCGTCCGAGAAACAGCCGCGATCGATGCAGCAGGCGCTTAAGGCCGGTCCGACGTCGATAGGACAAGCTGCCAGCGCCACCAAACGGCAAGTTGATACGGCTGACGCGACGTGCACACATAGCGATCCCCTTCACTTCTCGACCATGCCCTTGAGGCGATTGACCATCGTGGTCACCGCAGCCTTAGCGCGGTACGCGGCCTCCTCGACGCGCGCCACCTCGTGCTGCTCCACCAGGCCGTCGGCCAGTGTCGTGTACAGCTCGGCACCAACCTCCCCGTGCGCCGCGACGGCCTTTGCGAACACTTCCAGGATCGCCATGTCGCACTGCGCCATCTCGCCCTCTACCTTGACGCACACGTAGCCGTGGTTTTGCGCCAAGGCGTGCAGCACGCTGTGGTCGCCGGTCAGGGCCATCAGCATGTCCAGCTCGGCCGGGCTGAAGTAGTTCGCGCCGCTGTTCGGGTTGGCCTTATTGCGCATGATCTGCGTGCGGATGCTCATGCGGATGGCCAGCGCCTCCAGGCCGCCTATCGCGCTGTGAACGGTTTTGTAGATCGCATCGGAAAGATTCATTTGTTGGCCCGCTAAAAAATGAGGAAGTTTCTAAAATGGCATGACATACTTACAGCGTACTCAGCTTGGACATGTCGCCGTGCGGTTCTCGGGCATGCCGTAAATGTCATCGAAGGTGAGATCGTGACCTCGGCGAGCGGCGAACGCTATCAGCCGCCTCGCAACATCAGGCGGCATATTCTGACCTCGCTCGTAGTGGGAAACATTCCCTTGAGTGACCTGCAACTCTTCAGCAAGGGTGCGTTGAGTAACTCCGAGCTGTGCTCGGATATGGGCAATCGGGTTCATGAGCAAATATTAGTCCGACTGCTAATTTTAGTCAACAGTCTGACTAATTGAAAATTATTAGCTTTACTTATATCGTTGACTAACTATGCCAGCACAGCCGCTTTCCACTGAGCAACTTGCCGACGCCGCTCGTCTGAAACAATTGTTTCGACAGTGGCAGGCAACTCGCAAACAATCAGGTTTGCCGTCTTCGCAAGAGGCGGCGGCGGAGCTGCTCGGCTTCGGGCAAAGTGCCGTTGCCCAGTATCTCAACGGAAAGATCCCTCTTAACGTCGAGGCGGGCGTCAAGTTTGTAGAACTCCTTGGCGTCGAGCTCTCTGCATTTAGTACAGACCTCGCTAAGCAAGCAGGCCGCCTGGCCGGGAGCGTACGAACCGCTGCTGAGCCAGACTTTCTCGCCATTTCGAAGGGAACTCGGCCAACTGCAGTTATCGCTGAGACGAAGCCCTACAGCCCTCTCCCACCTCAGCTTCAAGCCCAAGTTTTTCTTGGGCACCTCGACGAGCGCGAGGCCGCCCTTATTCATCGCTATCGCATGGCGACAACCAAGGGGAAACAACTAGTGGAAGACATGGCGGATGCAGTGGAAAAGGAAGAGTTATTTGTTGTTCACCACGAGACGCAGTCGAAGTAGCTCTCTAGGGTGACGGCGCGCCATAAGCGCAAGAATGGGAAGCATCCGCAACTGGTCTGCATCGCTCAATTGGCGAAACGCCAACATAGCCCTCTCTATGTTCGTCATGTCTGGCAACTAAAGTAGTCAAATAGCAACTGCTTAAGATACTACTTTTGGTGTTGAATATACTAACAAATTGTCACAACCACGCCATTCCCGACCGAAACAGAGGGAGATGATCGGCGGGGGCGCGGGCGACCAATGAAACGTTTACCTACTTTTTTAACATTTCGGCAGGCGTTGCCTGGGCCTGCCCTGCATTCCTTGGCCGCTCTTGTATTGCTTTTTCCATTACATGGGTGATAGCGGCCAGCGCCTCATCATCCATTTGCTCCAATAGCTCACGCGCCCTCTGCTCAGCTGCGGCGCGCGCTTTGCTACATACCATTGTCATTCCTTTCAGTTGTTGCCATACAGCAGAATATACGTGAACTGTCACAAATTTCCCTATTGGAAATTGATATTACAAACTGATAATTCCGAGACCTATCCTATCGCGCCTATGCGAGGCAGGGTGCGTCTTGAAATGTTAAATTTTAGACCACCGGCAAAGGAGAAAAAAAGTGACACCAATTGACATCAAAAACAACACTTCTCAGGAGTGTCGCGCATTATCGCGCGCATGACCAAGCAAAAGCCGCCCAAAGATACCCATCAGACCACGCTCCGAATGTCCAAGCAGATGCACTCTGAAATCAAGGACGTCGCTGACAGCAAGGGGTGGTCTGTCAACGACGAAGTGAATTTCCGTCTACGTGCGTTCTCCCTTCACCAGCAAATGCTCGCTGTAGCTGCCGATGTCACCGATATCAAGGCGATGCTTCGGCGCCTAGTCGATAGCCAATAAGTTCCTCCCAGAGCCCCGTCCACCGGGGCTTTTTTGTGGCGCATCCGCCATCCCATCTACAAATTCACCCCTAAGCAAAAAAAATATTAGTGATTATTAGTCGGACTGTTGACAATGAATAGCAGTCGGACTAATATTTCTTTGCGTTCTTTACAGATGGAGAGAGCCAAGCCGTGTTCGCCTACACCGTCACAGTGCGCCGCCACGGTGCCAGTCCCATCAAGTTTTTCGCGATCGGCCGCAGCAGTGGCGCCGTGAGCGAGTCCGCCGCTGCGCGCTTCAGCGATACCGAAGCCGCTTCGATTTCCGTCCACCCTTTCCGCCGGAGCCGCAAATGAACATGCTCGAACTAATCAAGCCGCTGACCCGCATCGAGATCGCTGACCTGATCGCGACAGCTTTCCCGCCGACGCGCCCTCCGCGCAGTGAAGCCTACCGCCTGGGCGTCGAGAAGGCGCTGGAGACCGCCAGCAGCGGCACCATGCTGCCTGATCTGTACGAGGCTGGCACGGTCGCATACGACGCTTTCCACGCTGGCGCAGACGAAGGCCGCGCGATTTGGGCGCGCCACATCGCCACGAAGGCCAATCTCCCCCACCGCCAGCTGGCGCCCGCGAACGCACCTGACCTGCTTGCAGCGGAACTGATCCACGCCAGCGCGATCATCACTTCGTTCGTCGCTCACGTCACGCCGGAGCAACTGGGCTCGGTGCGCGCCGAGCTGGAGTTGGCCGGCGTCATTCGTAAGACCGGCACCATCAGTCGCGCCGTCGAGCGCACCGCCGTTCTGGTGCAGACCGGCTTCCTCTTCAAGCCCGAGCACAACAGCCCGGTGCTGACCAAGAGCGCTATCGCGACGCAGTAACGATCCCACTACAAGGAGAACCACCATGGCGAAGGCCAAGAAAAAAGAGCAGGCGCAGGCCGTATTCATCTACGGCCCTCCCGGTGTCGGAAAGACCAAAAACGCCGAGGCGCTGATGACGCACTACGGAAAGAAGCAAGCCATCGACTTCGACCACGACGCGAAGCCGATCCCGGACAACGCGATCATCTTCCTGCAAGAGCCATCCCCGAACTTCCCGCGTGCGATCGCATTCGCCGACGCCATGCGCGACGCCGGTCTGGCCGAGTAGGAGTCGGTATGCGCCCCTTCAATTCTGCATGCGCAGCACCGATGGCCCTCTCGGTTGTGATGGCCATCGCAGCGCTAGTCGGCTGCTCGCAGCGCGACGACAGCGATCCACCAGGCGGCCGCAGCGGGCTGCTGATCTACACGGACAACCTGACCGGCTGCCAGTACCTAAGCCGACCAAGGTTCCTGCTGAAGCCTGAGCCCCTCGCTCCTCGCATGCGAGCAGATGGCACCCAGGTGTGCGTGCAGGACAGCAAGGCACGCTGAAATGACTCGACCAGCACCAGACCAAATCGCACTCGAAGTCGCGCATCGCGGCTTGCGAACTGACCTGGCGCTGGAGCAGGTGCTGGCCGATCCAGCCCTGCGAATCATTCTTGAAAACCGCGCGCGGTACCACATGCAGCGCCGCGCACGTATCGATGTGAAGAAGCTGCAAGCCAACGACAACGACTGAAAGGAAGCGCCATGTTCGCTTTGAACAAACCGGCTCTGCAGACAGCAGGCCAAATCCTGAATCAGCAATGCGCCGCTGCGGCGCGTGCTGCGGCCGAGATGACCGTCCCGCGCAAAGGCAAGCCACCTGTCGCACCAGGCGTAGAAGACCTGGTCAACGCGGCCATCACCGACCTCGCAACCGCATCGGCTTCCTATCGTTCGAAGCAGCCGCCTTACGTCCTGAATGGCGAACAGCGCGAGCCCGTGGCAGACAAGCTGGCTTCTGCTGTGACGCACATCTTCCATCTGGCGGAAGCGAATGGCATCGACCTGGGCAACGCGATCGCGCTGCACCTGTCGGACGAGACCACGCCGTTCTAATCGCAGCGATGCAAAAGTTCGTCAACCCCGGCGACACCGTCAGCTTCGACAGCGACGCCGGCAAAAAGATCGGCACGGTGGATTCCATCGTGACCGACATAACCAACGGCGCCAAGGTTGCCACCGTCCGCCTGCCGTGCGGCGGCACCACCGCGCTGCCCATCAACCACCTTCGCCAAGAGGCAAACCAATGACGCAACGCGCGTTTTCCCTGGTCCTGCAGGACATCCGCGACGGCCGCACTCATAGCGAGCTGACCGCCAGCATGGAAGAACTGCTGACCGCCGTACGCAACACCGGCAAGGCCGGCTCCATCACGCTGGAGATCAAGGTCAAACCGAACACCCGCGGCGGCGACATCGACCGCGTACTGGTGACCGACAAAGTCACCACCAAGATTCCGAAGCCGGAACGCGGCGACGATTTCTTCTTCGTCACCGACGACAACAACCTGTCGCGCAACCACCCGCGCCAGCACTCCCTCGACCTGCGCACCGCTGCCGGCGGCGCGCCTTCTCAACTTAAGGAAGCAGCACAATGAGCGATCAAAACCAAACGGCGGGCGTCGCAGCCCTCGCCGCAACGCCGGGCGAACACATCCACCTGGCCGGCGGCATCCTGGACAAGTTGTTGGCGCAAGCCGCAGCGTCCAACGCCGTCGTTACCTCCGGTGGCGTGACCCAGTTATTGGCCCCGCCCGACTACAAGGCAACCGACCTGACCGCAGCTATCGAAGCCGCGCGCATGGCGCCGAGCCGCAAGAAGGGCACCGTACACCTGGGCGATCTCGACAGCTTCCTCACCTACGTGATCCAGCAGGGCGATCCGCAGCGCACTCGCGTCTATGCCGACGTCGAGTCGCGCACGCTCACCGCCATCTTCAACGACCACCAAGGCGTGGCGGACGGCGACGCCGCCGGCTGGCGTGACCACCGCGCCGTCTACACGGCCGAGCTGAGCAAGGAGTTCGAGAACTGGCTCGGCAACAACGGCAAGCCGATGGAGCAGGAGCCGTTCGCCATCTTCCTCGAAGATAACATCGCCGACGTGGTCGAGCCATCTGGCGACACGTTGATGACCGTGGCCCTGACACTGCAGGCGAAGAACGAAGTGAACTTCAGTTCCAGCCGGCGCCTCGACAATGGCCAGGTGCAACTGCAGTACACCGAGAACTTGACCACCACCGCCGGCGGCGCCGCCGCGATGGAAGTGCCACGCACCTTCGCCATCGGCACCCGCCTGTTCAAAGGCGGCGAAGGCTACAAGATCAGCGCCCGCCTGAAGCTGCGCGTCGGCAACGGCAAGGTGAAGTTCTGGTACGAACTGGACCGCCCTCACCTGGCGATCGAGGACGCCTTCAAGGCCTACGTCGAGCAGGCTCGCGCTGGCAAGTTCACCCTGCTGATCGGCAAGGCGTAATCAATGCGCCGCCCGCTCCCGAAAGGCAACGTGCCAATGGTCACTGAGACGCACCGGCGCCTGGCGCTGGAACTGCGCCTAGCGTGCGAGGCGCTTATCGGCGCTCCGTCACCAGAGACCTACAACACGCTGTCCAAGATGCTGGCGGCGCTGAAGCGCGCGGGTATGACCGCTCCGGCGCTTGCCGACGCCACCGACACCATGAACCTTATCGTCGACCGCTACGAGCGCGCAGGCAAGGTGGGCCTCAGCGGCGACGACATGGTCGCCCTGCGTCGTGCAATCGCCAGTATCGACGGCGCTATGGCGCGCATCCCGGTCAACCTGCTCGACGAGGCCATTGTGGCCGTTGAGGTCTTCTGCGCCAACGCTGGCGCCTGATCTATGAAACGCGACAACTTCACTATTCCACTGGACCTTGGCCACGAACTGATCATCGACAACTTCGCTGGCGGCGGGGGCACCAGCACCGGGCTTGAGGCCGCGTTCGGCCGCCCGGTCGATATCGCCATCAACCACGATCCCGAAGCGCTGGCGATGCACGCGCTGAATCATCCGTACACTCGCCACCTGTGCGAGAGCGTCTGGGATATCGATCCGATCGAGGTGACGGGCAATCGCCCGGTGGCGTTGGTCTGGCTTAGCCCGGACTGCAAGCACTTTAGCAAGGCCAAGGGCGGCACGCCGGTCAGCAAGAAGATCCGCGGCTTGGCCTGGGTCGCAATGCGCTGGGCGGCAAAATGCAAGCCGCGCGTCATCATGCTGGAGAACGTCGAGGAGTTCAAAACCTGGGGGCCGCTGATCGTCGGCGCCGACGGGAAACTGCGACCGGACCCTGCGAAGAAGGGCAAGACCTTCGCCAGCTTCGTGAGCCAGCTCAAAGGGCACGGCTATTCGGTCGAGTTTCGCGAGATCCGCGCAAGCGACCACAACACTCCGACCATTCGCAAGCGCCTGTTCATGGTCGCACGCCGCGACGGCCTACCAATCGCCTGGCCGGATCAGTCGCACGGTGCTCCGAATCTGGCTGCCGTCGCCAGCGGCCAGCTGCAGCCGCACCGCACGGCAGCCGAGTGCATCGATTTCTCGCTGCCGTGCCCTAGCATCTTCGAGCGCGACAAGCCGCTGGCCGAGGCTACTCTGCGCCGCATTGCCAAGGGCATCATGCGATATGTGGTCGATGCTGACGCGCCGTTCATCGTCGGCGCCGGCGGCCCAGCTCGCGCTGCCGAGCCGCGCCCGGTGGACAAACCATTCGGCACGCTGCTGGCGCGCAATGATGGCTACTTCTGCGCGCCGACGATCGTCCCTGTCACGCACCAGGGTGGCGATCGTGTAGAGCCCGTCGACGAGCCTTTCCGCACCATCACCGGCGCCAACCGTGGAGAGAAGGCGATCTCCGTAGCCACTCTGGTGCAGACCGGCTATGGCGAGCGCGACGGCCAAGCGCCGCGCGCCCTCGACATCCGGAAGCCGCTGGGCACCGTCGTCGCCGGCGCCAGCAAGGCCGCGCTGGTATCAGCGTTCCTGACCGAGCATGCGCAAGCAGCCAACCAGCGCGTGATGCCGGCTGACGAGCCGCTGCGCACCATCTGCGCGCAGGTGAAGGGCGGCCACTTCAGCATGGTGTCAGCCGTCCTGGTCGACGCAGCGCACGGCGAGGTATCGCCGACCGGCGTAAAGCGCTGGGGCCAGGGCATCAAGCAGGTCGACGAGCCGATTGGCACCGTGACCGCCAGCGGCAACAAGGCGCTGGCCACGGCCTTCTTGGCGAAGCACTACACCGGCGTGGTTGGGTCCGAGCTGGATGATCCAATCGGGACCATCACCAGCAGCGATCACCACAGCCTGGTGACCAGCAGCCTCGTCAAATTGCGCGGCACCAGCACAGCCGCCAGCATTGACGAGCCGCTGCATACGGTCAGCGCTGGCGGCCAGCACCATGCCGAGGTACGCGCCTTCTTGGTCAAGTACTACGGCACCGATCAGGATCCGCGCCTCGACGAGCCGCTGCACACCGTCACCACCAAGGACCGTTACGGCCTGGTGACGATCCAGGGCATCGACTACATGATCGTCGACATCGGGCTGCGCATGCTGCAGCCGAAGGAGTTGTACGCCGCGCAGGGCTTCCCGCGCACTTACCAGTTCGAGGAAATCCCGGATCCGAAGGCGCTGTTCGTCGATGGCAAGCAGGTGGATGGCGATCCTCGCCTGCTGCCGCGCCGCAAGCTGTCGAAGTCAGCGCAGGTGCGCATGTGCGGCAACAGCGTCTGCCCGCCGGTCGCCGAGGCGCTGATCCGCGCGAACTTCGCTCACGAGCGCGCATGGGCCTACGCAGCGTGAACCAGAAGGAGTAGCAATATGAAACGCCATATTCCACCGCCACCTGAATCGCCACCGACGCGCCGCACACGAGACGGAGATTTCGACGTCAGCGCTCCGATCGCAGTGTTGCTCGCGCTTCTCCTGCTTTGGAATTGGTGGCCATGAGCGCGCCGCACTGGCGCGACGACGCCGACAAGCACGACATGCGCATCCACCGCTCAAAGCAGCTGGCGCGGCCGGTGCTGCACAACGGGGTCAAGAAATTCATCGCTGGCTTCTGCTGGCACGACGGCGACGAAGAAATGGTCGTCTACCTGAAAGGCAGCGCCGAGCCGGTGCGGCCATGTGAAATAACCATACTGGAGCAATCCCATGAGTGAGCAAATCAAAGCCGACACCACCAGCACCGACGACATGTTGATCAGCACGCTGCGCGCATGTGGCTTCTTCGTGCGGCAAACCGGGTTGCTGGAAGGCCAGTGCCCGCAGGTATCCGGCACCATCGATAATGCCGCTGCTTTCTTCAAGCTGGCAGTGACCGGCGCCGACGCCAGCATGGTGTTGGCCTTCGGCCCTCACCTCAAGGACGGCGAATCGCCATTGCAGCGCCTGGAGCGAGAGATCAAAGACAGCGAGACGCTGGCAACGATGCTGGCCAATGAGCGCGCCAAGAATGCTGAGGCGGCCCGCCGTTACAACTACCTGCGCGACACACCCGGCATGCTGCCGTTGGACGTATGGGACGCGCTGGAGGGAACAGGTGCAGTGATCGATGCCAAATTCGATCAAGCGGCTTACGGCACTGGACTGGATCACGCAATCGATACCGCCATTGCAGCGCAAGCGTCGAAAGGGAATACGGCATGATCACCGCCAGCCTGATGTCTCAGCCTGGCCGCTGGCTGCCTGGTGCAGCGCTGGCCGCCACGGCACCGACAAACGACATTCCACCCATGACCGATCCACTGGGCCTGCACTGGCGGCAACCGGCCGATATCCGTTCCGCACCGATGGATGACGAATTCGTGCGACTCACCTCACGACAGGTGGCTGGACTGCTTGAATACTCGAGCAGCTACCCATCGGGCACCTACGACGGCAAGTGCTGGCTGCGCGACGGCGGCGCAGTCCAGTGGCTATGCTGGTACGGCCCGCACGACGAGCCGGGCAAGATCAGCATCGAGTACAGGGCCGTGCTGACTGAGGAGGCGGCGCTGCATGAGCTGGGCCGTCGGATATGACGCGCAAGTGGCAAGGCGCCCGCACGTGCTGGCACTGCGGCCAAAAGTTCCGCACTCAACGCGGTGGCGGGTACATCTTTGCGGTTGTGAAGGACCCGATAGGCAATCTGTTGCGGCTGCACAAGGATTGCGTAAAACATGTGACCGGCGGCGGCTACGCTGCGGTAGCAAATGAAGTGGAGAGTTAGCTTTATGCTACGCTATATGACTATCGCCAAGTTTTCCGCAGAATCCGGCTACACCGAGGACGCCATACGGACGAAGATCCGCGATGGTATCTGGCCGGAAGGGAAGGTTTGGATCAAAGCGCCCGATGGGCGGAACTTAATTGATGCGCTGGGGTATGAGAAATGGGTCGAGACGGGCGAGGCGTTAAAGGTGCGTCGGAGAGTAGCATCGAAATCACCTTCATGTATCGTGGGATCCGCTGCCGGGAGCGCATCCCGCTCAAGCCCACCTCCGCTAATCTAAAGCGAGCCGAGCAGCACCGCTCAGCGATTTTGCACGCAATCGCCACCAACAGTTTCGACTATGCGGCCACCTTCCCCGAGTCGAAGAATGCAGCAAAGTTTGCCGGCCAGCCAGGGGACGTCCGAACCGTCGAAAGCTATCTCGACGCTTGGCTTGATCGGCAGAAGAAACAGCTCAAAGCCAGCACCTACAATGGCTACCGGAAGATCGTCGTGGGCTACCTGGTGCCGTGGTTCGGCACCCTCAAACTGTCGGCGCTACAGAAGAAGGATGTGCGCGACAAGCTCGAACCTCTCGAAGCCAGCAACAAGACGTTGGCCAACATCCAAAGCGTCCTACGAGCTGCCCTGACCGAAGCCGCGGACATCGACCAACTAATCGAGACCAACCCGATGGCTGGATGGAGTTATTCCAAAGTTGAGCCTCCAAAAGAAACGGACGACATCGACCCATTCACGCGCGACGAGCAGCTGGCGATCCTCAAGGCCGCAGATGGTCAAGGGAAAAATTTGATCCAGTTCGCGTTCTGGACAGGCATGCGTACATCCGAGCTGGTCGCGCTGGACTGGAAAGACGTCGATTTCATCCGGGCCGTGGTCCGCGTGTCCAAAGCTATGACTCAGCATGCGACCAGCGTTGAGACGACCAAGACTGTGGCGGGACGCCGCGAGATCAAACTCCTTGGCGGCGCGCTGGAGGCACTGCAAAACCAGAAGCAGTACACCTACCTCGCGGGCCAAGAGATATTCCAAAACCCGCAAACCGGCGAGCGCTGGGCCGGCGACCAGCCAATCCGCAAGACGCTATGGCAATGGGTGGTGAAGAAGGCGGGAGTGCGATATCGATACCCTTACCAGACGCGCCATACCTACGCCAGCATGATGCTGTCGGCAGGCGAACATCCGATGTGGGTTGCCAAGCAAATGGGCCACCGCGACTGGACGATGATCGCTCGCCGCTACGGCAGGTGGATGCCGGACGCAGATGCTCAGGCAGGAAGCCGAGCAGAGGCTTTATATGGGACGCATCAGCTCCCCGTGTTGCAAAATTCCATGGACAAGCATTGA